AATAAAAGGGATTTGTTACAACTAGAGCGGCGTTCTGCCCCCCCCCCCCCGCAAATGCTTGGGCCGTCTAATCCTTCTCATCCGCCATAGACACGAGGTTGCATCTGGGCTTTTGCTGGAAAGCTAAGGGCAAGGCTCACACAAGGATTGTGCCAAAACCTGCCGGAGCTGGTGATGAGTGATCGCGTGACAACGCCATCTGCCGAGCCGGCATCCATCACGACGTTTGCCGTGCTTGGTGCAATCGTTGCGGTGGGGGTTGTCAGTATCAATATCGCCATTGGCGCGGGCTACATCTGGGATTGTCGGCGTGCCGGTGGGGAGGTGCAGCAATGCTGGGAGAAAGGCATTTCGCTGTCTGGCCTAGGGGCAACCGGGCCCCTGGCGCTGGTGGCGGGCCTCTCGGGCCAACATGCCCGGGCCTCGTGGCGCGATGGCTACAACACCCTCAATCCGGCGCTGCGCGACCCGCGAGCCGGCGAACCTGACCCCAACTACACCACACCATGACGAATCCAGCACCGATCACCTTCCAGCAGCTCTGGCGATACAAGGCCGCCGCAGGCACCGAGGCCGCCGCCCGGCAGGATGCCGCCATCGTGGAGCTTGAGGCGGAACTGATGAAGGGCAGGCCCTACGTCGATGTGATGCGCCGCTCTGAGTCGTGGTTCGCCACCTGGAGCACGGGCGGCAAGCAGCCGACACCCACGGTCCTGCGGGTGCCCTACTTCAGCCAGAACGACAACGCCAGCGGCACCGGCTATCGCGAGTGCTTCAGCAGCAGCTGCGCCATGGTCGCGGCGTTCTACGGGAAGATCGGCTCAGACGATGCCTACAACAAGATCCGCGCCAAGTTCGGCGATACCACCGACGCCAACGCGCAGATTGCCACCCTGCGCCATCTGGGCCTCTCCGCCAGGCTGGTGACGAACTGCACCCCGGCATTCCTTGAGGGCGCCCTGGCCGCGGGCCGGCCCGTGCCCGTCGGCTGGTTCCACCAGGGGCCCATCACGAGTATCAAGAAGATCGGCGGCCATTGGACCGTGGTGATCGGCTGCACCCCCACCGACTGGATCCACAACGACCCCAACGGCGAAGCCGATCTGATCGGCGGCGGCTACGTCAACCACAGCAACGGCGCCGGCATCCACTACAGCCGGAAAAACTGGGGCCGCCGCTGGGAAGCTGACGGCCCCGCCACCGGGTGGGCGCTGGATGTGCGGCCCCAGTAGGGGCTAGCTCCATTCCTCCAGCAGCGAGCATCGCACAAGCGCCGCACCGGGCCCCAGCAGTTCCAGCCCGCATAGGATCGCCTCCCGCCGGTCCGGGGCGTAGAGGTCAAGCTGGCCGGTGCTCGTGACCACGCGCCATAGGGGCCGGCGGCGTTGCTGGGGGGTGGTAGCGGTCATGGTCTGGGATGCTGCGCAGGGCCTCCCCTGCGGTCACTCTCACCCTACCCAGCCGCCAGGCAATGGCCAGCAAAAAGCCCCGCCGATGTAACAGCGGGGCAACATGGGGCGGGGGTGGTTACCGATCGTCAGCAGGGGCCTCCCGCTCCACCCCATGCCCCGTGAGCCGTTCCGCCACAAACCGTAGCTGGCTGCCAGAATCCGCCAGTCGTCGGTTTGCTTGGCACGCTTCCTGCGCCGTGGCCCGCACCCGATAGCGTCGCAGCCCGGTATCCCGATGCAGCAACACGTGCCATTCGTCCGTCATCCATCAGCCGGCGACAAGGAGGGATTCAAGCCGATCGGCGATCCGTTCGGCATTCTGGAACCAGTAGCCGGGCAGCTGGAGCGGACGGGCTTCATCGGAATAGGCAGGCCACCAATTTGCGGCATCAGCGGCGACCACAGCATCCAATGCCCGGCGGATAAGCTTCCGGCTGGTTTCAAGCGCTTCTTTATCCAACAGCAACCGCTCAATGAAGTGCGGCGCGGTCTTCTCAATAGCGATCCACTCAAACTGGACTTCACGGCCGATCAGGGCGCCATCAGGCATCCCTAGGTAGCTTTCCAGTTGGGGGCGGCAGTGGAACACCGCATCGGTGTAGAAGGTGGCGGCGACGGGATACCAGAGGTTTGCGGCAGACCGCTCGAAGACGCTGCCGGCGGCCATGGCGGTCTTGAGGTCGCCGATCCAGATGTGGTCATCAAAGATCCTCAGGGCGTCTAGTCGGGCCTTGCAGGGTGCTTTCGTGATCGGGTCCAGGTATGTCAGCGTCAGCTCGTTCAGGTGCCGAAACTCAGGCGTGAACCGCGGGCCCAGGAGGCGATGGCGGGCGATGGCGGCGTTCCATGCGCTGGCTTCATCGTGCCAGCTGGCGGGAACCACCTTGACATCGGCGGGCAAAGTCCGCTCCCACTCGACCCATGCCGCCTCCCGGGCCTTGGCATCCAGCCAGCTTTCGTGGGTCTTGGTGCCAGGCTTTGCCGTGGGTTCCTCAAGCTGCTTTTTCGTCGGTCGGCTAGGCAACGATTCAGGCGCGACCACGTAGCGGCTGTCATACATCTCCGGCTCCAGGGTCAAGGTGTGCAGCTGGTTGCCCTTGATGAACTCCTCCTTGTCGGCCTGGGGTTCGCGGTCGGGACGGATAAACTCAAACCAGGCATGGCCCAAGGTCTTTTCAAGAACCTTTTTTAGCAGGCTTGCATTCCACCCCCGCATGGCGTCATAGGACTCGCGGGGCAGGTTGGCGTAGACGGCAGGGCCGGTGATGATCGGCGCTGTGATGGCGGTTGTCATCTCAGATCAGGGGAAAGGGATGGGCGCACATCAGGCGGCGGATCCTGCAACCATACCCTACGACCGTTGATGATCAGAAACGGGGTATCGTTACAAAGGACCCGACGGATGCCATATTTAGGCGGGCTAGAAGGCTTGGGCATTGGTGTTAGCTTTCGGGGTTGATCGCATCAACAAATAACAGGCGGATCAATTCGAGCCGTAGCGAAAGACCGAGTGATGGCGACCGCCACCGCAGGATGCGAAACGCGGAAACCGGAAGACGCGATAGGTTGATGATGGTTTTCATGATTGCGGATTATGTCAACCCCCACCATGCTAGCCAGCGATCCAATGCCTTACGGCTTGACGTGCCAGCGGTAAGCTTGAGGGTTTTACGGACTTCGGCAGCTGTGAACGCAAGGCGAGTGCCGCCATCGGCGTAGGTGATGAAGGCGGTTGTGCCATGCGTACCAAGGTCTTTATACTTGGCCGCATTGATCCCAACGCACTTATCATCGTTCCGATGCGCCCTGAACACCATAGGCCGGCCTTCTGGCGGCGGGTCGGGGATACCAAAGGCCTCCATGGCCTCCAGTAGCTCAGGTGTTGCCGTCATCTTGGCAAAGCGGGGCCAGTCGGGGGTGGAGGTCATGACTTCTTGGGTGCCTCTGGGAGGGGCATCCAGGCGCAGAGCCAGTGACGTGGAAGTTTGCCCATGGGGTTTTGCCATGACCGGCCCCCGCGACTCCAGTAAGCAATGTTCACGTAGTAACGACGGTCATGCGCAAGGATTCGAGTCCCATCCGTGGGCGCTTCATCCATCGGCCGCCACAGCCCCCAAGGGGGCGCCGGCTGTTTCACCGGCTCCCGCACCGGCTCCGCCTTAACGACCGGCCCTTCCACTGTGACAAGCCGTTGCTGGATTTCCAGCATGACCCGGGCCTCGTGGCCATCGGGCTGGGCGGCTTTGCGGACCACCGCGGCCCAATCCTCGCCGGATGCCGGGAGGACTTCGGCGATGGGATCGGGGGCGGGGTCGTTGGCGGGTACGGGTTGGGCTGGCTCCTGGGGGTGGAATCGCTGAACCAGCGCGGGCCATGCCGGATGGCTCAGGATGGCCTCTGCAAGGCTGGTATAGCCCATGCCTTGGTTGACTTCAGCCTCTCGGATGATGACTGCCAGCGTCAGCACGTCATCGGGATAGGGGCCTACCAGGCTGGCAACAGGAACAGAATCAGTCATTGCGTTTTGCGTCAAGGCGGAGGATTAGGAGGACGGATGCCAACAGCAGGGCAAAGGCAAGAGCCTTTACCCTGTAGACGATGGCGAGGGCGGTCACAGGAACTGCTCTTGCTCCACCATCTCACCAGCGGGCGGTTCATCGGCGGGCGGTTTCGGGGCCTCGGCAGGTGCTGTCGCGGGGGCCTCTGCTTGGGCGACCGGCACCGGGCGGGGCGCGCGCTGGCGGCGTTGCGGTTCGGCCTCTGGTGCGGCTGCAGGGGCTGCCGTAGGGGCTGCCTGGATGGGCTCGGGGGCAGCCTGCGGGACTGCGGCCACCGTGACAGCCTGAACAGCTTCGGGCTCACCCGCGGGCTCAGGCGCACCGCGCAGGGTCGGCATTGCCGGCGGCGCTTCCGGTGCCAGTCGGCCGAGGATGCTATCCAGCTCCGATTCCTGATGCTGACCACGCTCGCCGTATTCATCCAGGCTGGCGGCCTTCATCATTTCAATCGAAACGGGCAGATACTTGAACAGACGCCGGACGGGGCTTTTTCGGCACATCTCATCGAAGTTGCTGATCCACGGGTTATCCCAGCCCTTTTCCACTGCCTGCCGGTAGCCCTGCGAGCTGTCCCGAACATCAAGTAAATCATCAATGGTCATCACCTCAAACTGACTGCCACCATCCTTCAGCTTTGCCACCGCATAGGCAGCGACCACCTCGCCACGCTGACCCTTCCCCGGGCGGTGGATCAAGTCTTCATTCAGGCCATAGAAATACTCAAACTCATCGTTTGAGTAGACGACATGAGCTGAGATTGACTGAATCTGCCCGGACCGGCGGGCAAGATCCAGCATGCCGCGGTAACCGATCTGGACTTGGCATTCATTCCGCTTTTCACGGCCGTTCCAGTAGGGAATCAGATAGGCGTGCCCGAGGATGCCGCCGGGTTCCAGTCCCAACGCGGCGCAGTTGAATGCCGACACCAGCAGCGACGCCGGGGTGCATTGCCCAAGCCGCGGATTCTTCCGCACTTCCGAAAGGACAATCCGCATCAGGCGCTCTACCGTGACGTGCTTCGGCAACGCCAGCGCGATCTCTGGGGCGTGCTTTTTGAATAGAGCTTCGATTGACGTATCTTCTTTGGCGTCAGGCGCACCAGGAGGCGGGGCGATGCCAGTACGTGCAGGCGCAGCATTGCCGCCGCGATACCTTGAAACGGTCATAGGTGTTTTGCGATTGGGGACAAAAGATGGCGCGTCAGATGCGCTTGTCAATACATTAGCTCAAAGCCTGCCGGGCTGCCAGCGGGCGGGGGTTGGCGAGGGGGATCCCGTAACGGTTTGCAACCTGGCTACTGGCTGGGCGGCGGGCAGCAAAAAGCCCTCCTGCTGGCCGGATGGCAGCGGTGGAGGGCCTTTCGGGTGATGGTCAGGCTTGGATGGGCTTGACGATCACCTGAACCAGGAAGCCACCGTCAGGGGTGGTGACCACCGTGGCGGGTGGGGCTGGGGTGGGCTCCGGGGTTGGTGGGGTGGGGCTTGGCCATGCGACAGCGCGATGGCCGGCGGCTTCAAGTAGCCGGGTGAGGGAATCGGCAAGCGCTGTCGGCTGCCGTTGGGCGACGACCTTGCCATCGGCGAGCACATCCCATTCGCGGATGGAGTGGAGGCGCTCGATTGCCTCCCGGCTGGGGGGCTCGGGGGCATCGGTGGTCTTTGGCGCGGCGGTTGGGGCCGTAGCAGGGGGCTCCACCGACGGGGCTGGTGCTTCCACCTCGGGGGCCGGGGCCGGAGCCTCAACCGCGGGAGCAGGGGGCTCCGGGGCAGGGGCTGCAGGGGCCGCCGTGGCCGGGGCCTCGGCCTTCGCCACCTCACCGCCCGGGGACTGATCCCCAGCCTGTGCCCGCCGCCAGTCGAGCACCTTGTGCCGCAGCGTCGATTCGCCGCAGCCGAGGGCTTTCGCGATGGCAGGCCAGCTCATCCCGCCATCATGTGCCGCCGCAATGCTGGGAACCAAGGTGAGGTCCATGATGGCCCGGCCTTGGCAATCCCGTGGCAGGCGAGCGAACTTAGGCAGGGATGGCTTCTCCTTTGCCTTCGGCGCATGGCGCGCAGGGGCATGGCAGGCGACCGGTTTGGGCTTGGCCGCTGTCGGCTGATCCTCAGCTGCCGATCGGCTGGCGTGGCTGTGATCGATCGGCGCCGTGTCTGGATCCCAACGGCCCAGCACCTCGCTACCCGATCGGCTGGCGTACGAGTAACGGGCGCACACGAAGTCCAAGGCCTGCGCAGCGGTCGCGGCCCTGATGCGCTCCAGCGACGGCTGTATGCCGGTCGTGAACCGCACCTTTACCCGCCAGAACGGGTGGGCAGGGTTAGAGCTGAACGTCTCGCCCTCAACAGGCTCGCGGCGGTTGTCCTGAAGGATTGCAGGGAGCTTACTCATCAGGCGACCGTAGCGACAGGCGCGGCGATACCGCAGGCGGCGGTTTCAGGAGCCACCGCAGGCGCGGGGGCAGCGGCAGGGGCCGGCATCGGGCAGTTACCGGTTTCGCAGGGCGTGGGCGCCGTGTTGTCCACCGGGTCAGCCACCTGGATGATCAGCCTGTGCCCGCGCACCTCAATGGCCAACACGCTGTCAGGTTCAGCGCCGATCTGCCGCAGATACCCGCGGCCGATCACGGCATGGCCCGGCTTGAGCACGGTTGCCCGGTAGCTCAGATCCCGGCCGCGGCGACCTGCCGGCTTCCGGCCAATTGACAGCCCCTTACTGGCCAGCAGGGCGGCATTGAACTTCGCATACTCAATCCGTTCCTTACCGTCCGGCAAGGTCTTGACGTACCCGGCTTCCGCAATGATGTGGCCCTTCAGCTTGCAGGCTTCAACCCCTGCCTTGTAATGCGCCAGCAGGGCTTTTCCCGTGAGTCGTTCCATTGAAACGTGGATGGTTCATCGCTCATTGTTCCACGTCAAGCCGTAAACCGCAACCGGAAAGCTAAGGGTTGATAGGTTGCGTCAACCATGGCCACCAAGGAGCAGCGGGCCGCGGCGCTGCGGATTACGGCAAACCGACCCGGGGCAGAGGATATTGAGGCGATGGAAAACCGGGTGCGGCGGCTTGAATTGCTTTATCACGGCGCCAGGCGGGATGATCCGCATAACACCATGCGAGGGCTCTACTCCGGGCTGGGGCAGCCGTCGCCGTTTTGATCCGCCGGCAGGCCCGGGGTAGTCCCCTCAATCTGCTCGCAGGTTTCCAACAACGGCAGCAGCCGGCGCACTTCCTCCCATAGGTCAATCTCGATTTCCAGGGTCCCCGGGCCGCTCCCGCTGAGGTTTCCTCAAATCTTCCTCAGCCGCCAGCCGCAGGAAACCTAACGGCATGTGAAGTAGCCCCTGCGGTGGGGCCGTAACCCCCAATGCCCGAAACCAGCAACATCACCACCGTTCACGCCGCACCGGAGAGCCCCTGGAAGACGTGGGCGCCGGCCGTGGTGGGCCTTGCTGGCCTCGTGCTGTCGATCCTGGTGCAAACCCACCAGACCGGATCCAGCAAGCTAGCGGATCAGAACGCCAAGCTGGCGGAAAAGATCGCGGAATCCACCAAGGAAACCACGAAGCTCACCGAAAAAGTTGAGGTCCTGTGTCAGCAGCACATAGACACCAACAGGATCAACAAGGAGCAGGATGCCCGGCTGAATAGCCTTGAGGCGTTCAATGCACGCGTCATGCAGAAGCTCGGCATGAGCAACTGACCGCAGGAAAGGGGGGCCGCAGCCCCCCGGTCCCGGTTCAGGTTCCTTCCAGTTCAATGAGCTTGCCATCCACCCCGATAAACGAGGTCGCGCCCAGCGGTTGCGGGCTCGTGGCATTCTGCTGCCGCAGGTATGCCAAGGCATGCTGCTCACCGATCCGCAGTCCAGCGGTAAGGCTCCGGCGGGTGTGGATTCGTGCCCATGCTCGACCATCGGCCTGATGCCAGCCCATCAGATCAATTTCTGCGTGCAGGTTCTGGATGCTCAGCGACGGCACCGGACCATCGGCGAACCAGGCTTTGCACAGGGTGATCCACACGCCAGCGGAAATGGCATGGCCCGAGGGGTCATCCGAATGGAGCGGGCAGCCCTCCGCATAGCCGAGGGGCAGGTAGGGGCCCACGAGGTCCACCAGCCAGCCGGCAAGCCGCAGGAATGACTCGTGCAGCTCGCCGCGGACCGCCATCGGCCACAGTTCCTCCGGCCGGGCGCGGCGATAGTCCCGAGCCTTGAGGCGCCAGCCGATCTGGCCTGCGGGCAGCGCTGCAATGCCGTTGGCGCATTGCATTTCCCAAACCCCACCGGGCGACACAAACGCCTGTTCGTTTGGCGTCAGCGGCGCACGGGTGGAGAACTTGGCATTGTGCGCCAACAGGATCCGCGTGACGCAATCCCCAATCGAGATCGGGGGGTCTTGGTGCGCGAGGCTGGCAATATCCCGGCCCGTAGTAATCGGCATGGTGCAGGGCGACATTTCCTGCCGCCGCGGGATGTTGCCGTCCTGCAGGGCCTTCCACTCGGCTTCCGTGGTCCCGTACGCCCCCAGTCGGCGGTAGGCGTGGAACGAGAACGGTTCACCCCATCCGGTTGGGATCCAGGCCCCCGAGATGCGCCCCACGCGATCGGCGCCCACCCGCTCAGCATTCATGCGGAACAGGCCGTCTGGGCCCTCGCCGTAGAGCATCCGGGGGATGCCGAACTCCTTGAGCATCTGGGCGCCACGGATGGCGATTGGATGGTTTGCCAGCTCAGAGAGGGGCACGTCGGCGAGCAGGAACCGCAAGCCCAGCTCCGCAAGCTCAGCTGCCGTCCGGGGGCTCATGTTTTCCGGGCTGCCCGGCACCGGCGAGTCGCCGGTTACCATGACGCCAGCCTGCGGCGACACCAGCTTGCGACCACCCTTTAGGGTGAGCTTGTTGACGGCCGCTTGCCGCTGGTTCCGATCCTTGATTGCCAAGGCGGCGTTGAGACTGGTGGGGTCATGCCCCTTACTGAACTTGAAGCCCTCCGGGGCTGGGGTGGCGGTCATGGGCGACGATCTGGGGCGAATGGTGGGTTGGACAGGATGAAACCAGCCGCATGGGTGAGTAAGCTGCCGGTTCCACACGCCGGCTGGTATTCAGCGGCGATTCCTAAGGCATCCAAGACGGGACGCGGTGGGAACCATACCATAGGAAAACCGTCATCGTTCGTATCATTGATGCTGTTACCGATGTTCATGTTTTCGGGCATTGGGGAAGTGTTGGCGACGGGAACAGGCTAGGGCAGCGGCAGTCCGGGGCGCCCTGGGGGATTGTGACAGCGTGTTACGCGACCCCCTCCGGGGGTGTGACGAATGACCTATGATGAAAGGACAGCGGGGGAGGCCTCGCTTCTCACTCCATTCCCAGACACAGCAATGTCTATTCTTTCCCAACTCGCCGACATCGCCAAGGAGTTTGACCTTACCCCTGGCGCCGACACTGATCCCAATGCGGCAATCTTCGCTACGGGCACCACCGCAGATGGCCATACCGCTGATTTCCACATCTACCTCGCAGAAAACGGGCTGGAAGTATGGCCCGGGTTCTACTTCCGCCCCTACCACGGCATCTGGTGCAACCCTCTGCTCGTGTCCATCACGGCCGACGAAGACTGACCATCTCCCCGGCCGGGTCCCCTCCCGGCCTCCCATCCCACCCCAATCCCAAGCACGACCATGCCGCGCAAATACAAACGAGATCCACACCTACCACCCCCAGAGGTCTGCGACTGGCTGCTGTCCCAAAAGTGGGAAGGGCCGTCCACAGTGGAGCTGCGCACGTCCGCATTCACCGCAACTCAATCCAGCTCCCTGTACGCCTCTGTCGCCTTAGGCCGAGATCACGTAGTGGAAGTCTTCTTTGACGTGGACGCGCATGACGCCCTCAAAGAAGATGCCCGCGCCCGCAACGCCCTTTCCTGGCTCGCCGAGAACAATCCATGAAGCCCTCCTACTCCGAGATCGCCAGCTCCTTTGATCTCTGGCAAGAGTACATCGACCCCAACGCCACCACCACCGAACGCGTCTTGCAAGATGCGTTCAACGCGATGGATCATGCCGTTCGGGTGGCGTGGCTAGTAGAGATGTGGGGGCCGGAACCTGATGCTGTCCCGACCGTTGACGATGTGCTGGCTCGTACTGCAATCGGCGGCGGTTTCCATCGTTGGGCCGTTGAAGGCGGCTCCATCAATCTCACCACAGAAGAGATCCGCCCCCTGCTGGAAGAGGTCTACGATCCCGCCAATCCCGACTGGGAAGCAATTTTTGACGATCGCCTGACATGGAGAGGCTAACCAAAAACAATAGCTGACCCCCGCCAGCCGGGAGCGCATCCCGGCGGCATCCACCCTATCCCCTGATCATAATGAAAACCCTTAACAGCTTCTTGACTTATTCCATGGGCTGTCTCCTTGTCACAACCGCCGTCTTTGCAACTTTTGATTCTTCCCCTGAAATCGACAAACTTGTTAGAAACCTTACACTTTCAGGCGTTGGGCTTCTCTTGATAAATACGCAGCGCATCAGTTCCGACGACTGACCCTGCCATTCCCCACTGCAACCCTCTCCCATGCAAATCCCACCGCCGGCATCACTGCCCCCGTACAAAGAGCTTATGACCATGAAGCTGCTATCACCGGACTTGATTAACGGTAGAGCCTCAATCCCGCTAAATGAAATCGCCGAGGTTCCTTCTTTTTGGTCTGGTGCCGGATTCCTTTACAAGGGAGGCGGAGAATACTTTGCGGTATTGACTCGAAACCAACTAGAAGAACCGAGGTTTATTCGGCTCCAAGCGGAAAGACCCGAGATCATTGAACAGCTCAGTCAACTCAATGCCGGGCAGCTGGTTGCCTTCCTTGCAACGTGGCCGAAGAGCCAAGGAGACAGCTCGGAAGTAGTCAGGTTGGAAGCCGTGGCGCCGGTGCTACCATCCGATGGTTCCGGGTGGGATTCCCGGCGGGTCCAGTGAGGGCCCGGCTGTTGGGGTTCGATGCCCCCCGTTCCTAGGGACGGAAGACCGGCTAGCAGTGACACGCAAAGCCCTCGCCCTGGCCCCGCCGGGGCTTTGTCGTAGGCATTGACCACACAGCATGCAGCACAAAGCCCCCGGCGTACCAGGGGCCTTGTGTGCGGGTCCCATCCCCGCCGGGCTCAGCAGTGAGGCCACTGAACGCAACCCCTACCGTCCGTGGTTGGCTACGGATCCGTCGCGCTTGCCGAATCGGTCCCCGGCGCAATCGTGGATCAGGCGAGCGGGGAGTGATTAGATCCCCGACCTGCAAGCGCAGGATTTACAAGAGACGGGAAGGGCACCCCACCCAACGGTGGACCCCAGAACCATCCATTGCCCATGCAGCCTAGCAGCCTGTTGACACCAGCCAATAGGAAGCCCCCCGGCCTGACGACTGGGGGGCTTCTCGGTGTAACCGAGGTTGCCGGTTCGGTGTACTTGCAAATCATACCATGCCCGCAGGGGACGGGCGCATTGGGCGGCATGAAAAAGCCCCCCACCGATTGCAGTCGGCAGGGGGCTCAGAGAGCCTATGAACCGATGGCACAATACCCCCGCAGCGGGCTGCCGTCAACACGAGCGGGCATGAAAAAGCCCCGGGGGGTGCCGGGGCGGGGGGGGTCAGGCGCGAGCTTGACAGGTTGTGATCCACCCTTTCAGCTCTGAATATCGCCGGATCAGATCCAAGTAGCGGCCGGGGTCGCTATGTGGGAGCAGGTGCCGAAGCTCAGATGCCACGGATTCGGCTTCTGCCGTGAACTGAGCAATCAACTCAACAACTTGGTTGTTGGCCATGCTGGGGGCCGGCTGCGGGGCCGGACGAAAGGAACGGAGGGCCTCCCCTCCGGTTCCCATATCGTAGATCACTCGTGACACCCCTGGTCATGCCCGCGTCACAATCCGTCATCTGGCAGCGGCGGCGGGTCGCAGGGAAGCGACTCCACCCAGCACACCAGCATGGCCAGCTCCGCCACGAGGGCGCGATGGGCTGGCGTTGGCGAGACTTCGTAGGATGCCTTCAGTCCCGCGTGCCGCTTTCGCAGGGCAGCCACGATGTAGTCGCGCTGCAGCTCCCTGCCAGCTTTGCCAGCGATGGCGAGGGCCTCGCGGGCCTGGTCAAGGGTGGGGGTGGAGGTGCTCATGCGAGGTACAGAACGCGAATGGGACGTGGTGTGGCGCTGATCAGCCAGCCCGGAAAGCACCGCCGGCCGATCAGCACCGCAGCCGCGGGCGTCGATGCCAGGCAATCAATCCGGGCGGGTTCCGCGCCATGCCGACGGGCTACGACGCGGAACGGGAACACATAGCCGCGGCTCACCGGTTCCCCTCAATCGGCAACAGGGCATCGAAAGGGTCGGCGCCCGTAGTTGGCGGCTCAGGCATCACGGCATCCTCAGGGGGTGCCAAGATCGCCCGCCGCTGCAGCTGCTTCGCGTCCCGCACCACCGTTTGGGTGGCATCAAACGACCACCCGCCGGAACGGATCTTATGGGTTGCCCAATTGGACAGCAGCAGCGGCGACGCCCACCACAGTACCGTCAGATCATCGACGGGACCGGTGGAGATGTGGTGAGCGTTGCGGTAGAGCAGGCGAAGGCGGCGCAGGGCTTCGGTGGGGGTCAGGTTCATAGCTGGGGATGGGGTGGGGGATGGATGGATGGATGGAAACGGGTCAGGATCAGTCTTTGCCGCGGACGTGATCCATGGCGTGCAGCTCCCACCGTTCCGCATACTGGCGGACCCGGGCGAGATGGCCTTGCATCTCCTCCCGCTCCCGCCGAGCTGCCTCAAATGCTCCGGGTTCTTGGGGGTAGAAGTCGCGGCCGTTGCAGGTGGCGGCGACAAGCGCATCTTCGGCGGTTTCAACCGCCTTCCGCAATGCGCGGTATTCATCCTTTAACGACTGCGCGCCGGTGCCGTTTAGGTGAATAGTCGGCAGAGTGAAGGTTGGGAGTTCCTGTAGATGCCGCAGGAGGTCTTCGGGTGTGGTCATTGGACTGGGATTGAGAGAGGTTGTCGGGTGACAAAGCAAGCCTAGGTCTGCGGATCGTTCGTCACGGGGGATTGTTGCAGTTGTTTACTCTGGCTCTAGGAGGCCCGAAGGCCTCCCGGATCAGCTCATCTCGCACATCCTCCCACTTGGTCAGGAACAATTCAAGGCTGATCATGAATTCACGCAAAAGCACCGCATTTTTTGCCGCTGTGTACTGGTTGGGTTGCAACCATACCTCTACCCGAAGGATCGCCTTGGGATACAACGGGTGATCGTCGGTGGTGATTGAATAATCCGCCAGCTCAACACACTGGATTGCAGCTAGTGGAATAGCTTTGCTCCACCTTGGGTATTCACGGTCCCAGTACACCCGGTCGGCATACAGTTCATGCGGTGTGAGCGGGCTTTGCACTGGCTTGCGGTACGTGTACGACGGGTATCGCCGTGCGTACTCGCCCTGGACTGTCCCGGTTATGGTTTCTTTCATGGTTGCGCCTGCCCCGCCAGCAGCTCCCGCAACTGCTCCAGCGTCATCACGACAAACTGATCTGCTGGGTCGGTGGTGCGGTAGCGCTTGATCACCAGAGCATGCAAGGGCTTCTTCGCGTCCTGCTGCTGCTGGATCGTCTCCCGCAACCACTCCCCGAGGCGGATCGCCTTCTGGTTTTTGCATTGCACCAGGCACGTCCGGGTCCAGAGGTCCCCCCGGTCAACGGTCGCACCGGCCGGGATCCGCTCGCAGTCCAACCGCTCCGCAAGGTACCGCTGGATGCTCAGCTCGAAGGCGTCGCCTTTGCGCTTGTTTGCGTTGGCCATGGGTGGTGGTGTGATCAGGGGATGGGCACGATCGTCAGCGGAGCGGGGAAGAACCCATGCCGGCGCGCAATCCCGAGCTTGGAGTGGAATCGCCACGCAAAAGGCAACCGCCGGAGAAGGTTGTAGGCATCAAGGTCAAGCCGCACAACCTCTCCAGTCTCTGGGTTGCATGATTCAATCATGCGGATGCGTCGGCCCATGGCGTCATATGTTTTGCAGAAGTTGGGATACCGCTGCTCAAACTCAGAGTCATGAACGGAAAGCATGACGCCAGCCATAAAATCAGAGGGTCATTTGCAGCGGCATCCTATGCCATCTGCACCGCCATCGCAATGAGCTGTGTCTTCGGCAGCCGCCGCCGGGTGCCCACCAGCTGCATAAGCTCCCGATTCGTCAGCTGCGCCAGGGTGACTGCTTCCGCAGCCCGCACAGGGCGCACCGCAGGAGCCGCAGGGGCGATCGCCCCGGCGATCGGTGCTGCCATCGCCGGCAGGGCCTCCGCAACCGCCACCGGGGCATCCTGCACAGCCTCCCGCCGCGGTTCGCGCACCAGTGCCGCCAGCCCTTCATTCAGCCCATGCACGAAGGCGCCAACCGCTATGCCCGCCACATAGGCCAGGGCGATGATCGGCACAACCCGCCGCGCGGTCGCCTCCAGCCATGCGCCCCAGTTGGCCCGGGTGATCCCTTGAATCGTGGTCGTTTTCATTGGTGTTGCCGGCTCCCGCCGGACGTGGTGTGGATGCGTCAGCGGCGCGCTCGGCCTGCTGACTTCCATACATTACCACCCATGCAAACCCCAGGCAACACCCCTAGTCATATTCCGCAACGTTCGGCATGGTCTATAGTGCTTCCGCACTGACCCACACCCGTGGAACCCTTCACCCCCTTCAATGAAGACGAAATGGAAATGGAGCTGCCGGCACCCGTCTCTAATGCCCTCCTGCACCTCGAAACGCTCTCCCTCTCGCCTGATCACGCCTTCCTAGTGGGCTATGAGCTGCTGAAAAACTACCGACAGCATCACGAGGAAGAACTGAGCGACCTGATCAGCGGCATCACCAGCACCGATGCCGCCATCAGCCAGGAAGAGCGCGAATCTCAAGCCGCCTGCTTCCTCGCCTGGGCTTCCGACAGCGAGCGGCTCATGGTCGCGCTTGAAAGCCTCTCTGATCTCGCCGGTGCTGCCGTGGTCAGCGAAGACCTGGCAGATGAAGACGACGACGGGGAAGGCTGATCCCTCCCCCACCGCCCCGCGGCTGCCAGCCATCATGCCGGCAGCCGCTTTTTTGTGCCCTTACCCCACTGCCAGCCGCTGCCAGCCTTTCAGCCGAAAGCGGGTGTTCCAGCAATGCAACACCCCGCCGGACCCGGGTAGCGGCGTGAAGTACACCAGCCCATCAGCCTGCGTTCTGGTGCATTCATACCGGTTCCCCCTCGGGGATTCCCAGTGCTCCCCCACGCTCGGAATCAGGGGTTGTGATGCTGTGTAGGTGGTCATGGTGTTTCGTGTTGAAGTTCGTGGGCGATGGCGTTAAGGGTTTCGATCGTCGCCGGCATCTCCTCCGGCCACAACGGCGGCGCAGGGCCACCGACATCTACCGTCCCCTGATCCGTCGTCAGCATGTCGTCAGTCATTGCTTCGGCTCGATTCCGTAATGGGTCATAATCTCATCCCTTTTCTCCTGCCATCGGCATAACTTCCACGCATGGAACCATTCAATCGTACAGACGTCCGCATCCAGCAACTCAATTTCTACCTTTTGTGGTTGCGCCCAAATCACAAACGCTTTCGGGATTAACGTACTATGAAGATCGGACAGGATATGTAACGCTACCCCAAGCTCTGCCATCACCGCATCCCGCCGCACCCCATCCTTCGGGGCAGTCTGCAGCGACGCCACCGCGTTCAGACCGCCCTCCTTGAATCTCACCAGCAGATCGATGGTGGTCCCGAACGGATCGCCAGGGAACGCCGTATGCACCGGCGCGCCCAGCACATCCAGCCGCTCCCAAAACCGATGGCCAACGAGTGTCCCAACCGTGGGACGTTCAGCATCCGGCACCTTCGCCAGATCCACCGCCGGGCCCTTCCCCGCCACAAACCTTGCATGGGTCGCGCACGCAGCCCTCACCGCTCGATTGCGTTCCGGCTGCCCCGGCGGCGGCGGGTATGCCCAATCGATCAGCTTCTTCGCCGGTACCGCCGTGCTGCCATCGGGCCTCACATACAACCCGCTGCCAGGATCCGGCTTGACCGGATGGGTGTCTTGCCATTCGGTGATCATGGCAACCCCCCTAGCGACAAGCCCAGCTGGGCCCCGTTGAGGCGCCGTTCAGCCATGGCGTGGTAAGCGGGGTCGCGTTCAATGCCGATGGCCTGAAAGCCTTCGGAGATCGCAGCCTTCAGGGTGGTGCCGCTGCCGGCGAATGGATCCAGCACGATCCCGCCGGGTGGGGTCACCAGCCGGCAGAGGTAGGCCATCAAGTCGAGGGGCTTCACCGTCGGATGGGTGACGCCTTGCCGTTCGGCGGCGCTGGCCTTGGCGGTGTAGAAGAACCGGGCGGCGCTGCCGGTACTTGGCTCAAACTGCTTAGGGTTGGCGTAGGTATTGGGAAAGTTGTTGTAGATCCGGTTGGTTGCCTTGACGCTTGCTTGGTTTAGCGCTCCACTGGACGTCTCTGGAAACAACTCCATGACATCTTCGCTGCCGTCGTGGACCAAATTGGCGGGCCAGCGGCCGGATTGACACGGCTCAAACGTTCTACGAACCACGGCAGGCGCGTAGGACGTTTGAGCCGTGTTGACTCCTTGAGTTACGGCATTCTCTGTGTAGCCGTCTTCAGCCGCCACCCTGCAACCATCAACATTCAGCGCACCGGTGCCGTGCTCCAACACGTTCGCTGCCACGGTGCCGGCCAGTGGCTTGCGGGCCATGGTGATGGGCTCCAGGGCGGGCTTTAGCGCTGTGCCCCAGCCGGCCCACTGCTGGGCTTCGGGGGTGGCGGGGGCGGTTACTTCGCACTTCGCGTCACCATTCGCCAAACCGGCGCCGTACACGTCGTTTTCACCTGTTGGACCGCTGCGATAGCCTGGCTGGCCAAGCTTTGAGCCCACCACCTCCCGCTCCGCCCCTGCCACCCGATCAATCGCCTTGCTCACGTCCATCGATTTCGGGAACCCCGACCCGTAGACCCAGGCAATCATGTCCCGAATCTCAAAGCCCGCATCCTCAATCCTGCACGCCATCCGATGCTGTGTCCTTGTCCCGGCGAACGCCAGCAGGTGCCCGCCGGGCTTCAGCACGCGCAGACACTCGGCCCAGATTTCCACGCTGGGCACGTCGTAATCCCACCGCTTGCCCATGAACGCCAACCCATAGGGCGGATCCGTCACGATCGCGTGAACACTCTCCGCCTCCATCGTGCGCAACACGTCGAGGCAATCGCCGAGGTGAAGTACGAAAGGAGCGATCATGGCTCAAAATCCACAAGGTCATCCGAATCCGCCCACCCCCTGGCAGGCGTCGCCGGCACTTCCGCCAGCCGTTCTCCCGCTGCCGCCGGCCAACCAAGGCCCGACCGGGACCGCCGGAACTCCTCACGGTTCTGCCGTGCTTCCGCATGCAGTTTCTGCAACGCCACCCAATCGCCCGGGTGCGCCTCGATCCATTCCCGCGCTGAATTGCGCCATTCAGGCGCCGGCTGACCGTCCATTGCCCGATACTCAGTCATCAGCGGTAGTTCTGCCTGCCACCTCGGGGTCGGCGTGTCTAGTTGTTCCAGCGTCACCAGCCCTTTCGCCACCATCCCGGCCAGCAAAGGGCCCACGCCAATCACGGTCCTTTTCATCGGCGATCACCATGCCCGATAAAACCACCAGCCCAGTTCGCGTCACAGTCAAAGACCGGGGCCGATCCCGGCAGCTGCTTCGCCTCCTGTTGCATCGGCAACGCCTGCCCAGGCACCCACGTAGCCAGATCCCGTGGATCCCGCCGCCGCGGCCCCGCATCCAACGCCGGCCATCCATCACGTTTCGGATAGCAATAATGCAGGAATACAGTAGACATCGCCATTTCACGCGGCGGGTCTGGATCCAGTAATCGCTGTTCCATCGCCCACCTCAAATCACCCGGATTTAAGTCCCGCTTCGCACGCTCCGGGAACATATCCCACAACGCTGCCTTGCTCTCAGGGCTCAGCTGCTTACTGAATGGCAGCACTTCGCATAATGTATGCAAAGCCTGAAAAAATTGTGATTCTGTGATCATGGGGCACGAAAGATCGAAAAACCAGGCCGCTCACCACGAACGATAGCCATCGCCTCCAGCGTGCTCCGCTCGTTCTGGGTCAGCCGGCGCTCACCATAACCCATCCCCTGCCCGTTGGAAACACCACGGCCTTTCTGTATCTCATGCAGCCCCTGCCAACCGCCAATCACGGCATTGGTGAGCATCTGCCGCCGATCCTCTGGCGACTGCTGCCGCAGCAACCCGCATGCTCGATTGAATGCCACCCGGGTGCGGCCACGGCCCTTCACCTGCCACCACTCGGCTAGCAGCTGCTGACAGTCCAGCAGATCATCTGGGACCGCAGTCGCTGGAAGGGTTTTGCTCGCGAACGGATCCCGCGCCGCCGCGGAACGCTTCGCCTTGGGCTTGTCGGCACCTTCAACGACTGGGGTTGAACTGGGATCAGCAACAACCGCCAGTGGCTGTTGCGTGGCGCTAGAAGGCCTTTCCGGGGGCTGTTGCGTACCGATGGGGCTGGCGTCGATTTCAGGGGCATTCTGGGGCCTTCTGGGGACCTCTTCCGTTTGGAACCCCAAAACGGGCCCCGCTTGCGGGGTGCTCCCCCCCTGGGGGGGGCTTTTAGGGGGGTACGGCTGTTGGATTTCTTTCTTCAAGCCTTGTTCTTGTTCCCCTTGTTCTTCTTCCTGATGTGCCACCGTGGCACATGGGATGTGACTGTGTGGCACATGGGCATGTGACTGTGTGGCACATGGGGGGGGTGTCACCGTGGCACATGGGATGTGACTGTGTGGCACATGGGCATGTGACTGTGTGGCACATACCCCCCCGCCCTCACCCGCTCGGATCGTCCGGCTCGCGTCCTCATCCCACAGCCGCAGCCCGTATCCGTTCGCGGTCTTCCCCCCGTCTGACCGGCGCCTTGACCGGCGCACCGTCACCCCGTCGCGATCCAGCACCGTCAGCATTCGATGCAGCTGCCGCCGGCTGATCCCCGTGACCCTCTCCAGCGTCCCGACCGACGGCCGAATATCCGGGAAGTAGGACTGCAGGCACCAGAGAAGCCCGATCTCCTCTGCCGTAAACCGCCCCCGCATCCAGTTCGGCAGCGCCGTAAATGGCGGCCGTTGCGCGGTCGGCATTGCGTCGGCGCTTGCGTTGTCGTCTGTGAACATGTAGAATCCGCGTAGTGAACTGAACAGACCTTGACCGGCCCAGGGGGGTTAACGTCCCCTCTGGGCTTTTTCTTGGCCTCACGGCGCCAGGCGCCATAGACCCAGTTTGCCGGGGCATCGCCCCCGCAGCCAACATCCTAGCGACTCCTCAGACCCCCTTCCGCATCCCTGGTATACATTCCGGTATAACCCAGGTATAATCCCTTCCAGCGCAACGGATCTCAGCCGCCGCAATTCTTCGCTTTTCGGCCCCGCGGGTTCACTTTTCGCCGTTTTCCCTCAGCCTTCTATACTTCCGTGGTATACTTCCTTCGCCCACCCTCAAAATCTATACCCCTTGGAGCCCGGCAACCTCTGGGATCGCAATCGTGGCATACGGTTTGGGGATGAAGAGACCAAGCTCCAGTACAACCGTTTCAAGTCCTACCTCGCCCTGCCGCCCCCCAGGCGCTACACCACCATCGCGGCAATCGAGAAGGTAACGGTCGGCTACATCGCCAACCTTGCCAAGTCCCGCAACTGGAGGGAGCGTGCGGATGCGTTTGACCGCTACCGCGAAACTCAAGGTCTGCCGGAGCCGTTGAAGAATCCCCTCGTGGTGGAACGGCTGCAGGTGATGGATGAAGAGCCGCCGCCGCGGCCCCTGCCGTTCCTGTCGTCTCCTGCCCGGTCAATGCGAGCGCAGGAGGAGTACCGACTGGCGATCCTGTCACTGGGGAAGCGGCAGCTGCAGGCATGCGAGCACCTGACGGAGGGCTTTGTGCGCTTGTCGTCCCACACCCTGCAGATCATTGAACGAACAGTGTCGATGGCGGCGGCGCATCAGGAGGCTGAGGAGACCAGGGACACGCGGGCATCGGAGCAGTTCTTGAGCCAACAGCTGACGATCGCTGCGCAGACCCTGCAGAGGCTGTCGGCAGCCGCGACCCAGATGGGGACGCTAGGCCGCGAGAACTGGGGTCAGGCGGTTGGCGTGGCGGCGATGCTGGAGCGTTTTGAGGCGCTGTTGGCGCAGGGGGAGGGTATGGGATATGCTGAAATGCAACCGGCGGCGATTGCATGCGCCACGGACCCCCAGCAACCACCCGAGGAGGATCAAAGTGAGTGAATGGATTACGGTGAGTGAATGGATTACGCATCGGCTGCCGACAGCGGAGGATGCGGACGCGAATGGGAATGTATTGATTCCCTGTGAGCGTGAAAATGTTGTTGAATGGCTTGGTTGCGTTATTCCAGGCGAAGCATATACGCACGCAATGTTTACTGGGATCGTTCTCGGTCAGCGGTGGTGGCCAGCGAATAAACTTGCTGCAATGACTGCCCAAGCCCAGCAGACAGCCGCCGCCGCCGAGCGGGCCGCTGCTGCCGCCGCCAACCCAGGCCCAACCCCTGAGCCGACCCCCGAACCAGCCGCCGAGCCATCGCCAGCCGTGGCGGGGGTGCCGTCGGATCAGGAGCTTTGGGAGGTGCAACTGAAGGCAAAGAGTCAATCAAGGCCGCACATTGGCTGGCAGGTGTGGTCTCCAGAATCCGAACCTCTGATCGCCGCCCACCGCGCCCTATACGACTACGGCTACGACCAAGGTATGAAGGAAGCGAAGGCCTTCTGGGAGCTGAACAAGGGTCTTCACATTGACCTGACTGCCCTGCAGGAGGAGAATGCTCAGCTTAAGAGCGAGGCAGAGCGGCTCAAGGACGAAACCCATGGCCTTGGCCGTGGGCTTAATAATGCCGCTAGAGATCTTGAATACTATAAGCGGCACTTGAATGGGGCTTATTGCCGCATCAAAGAGCTTGAGCGCGAACTGGAGCGCCGCGGCGGCGAGGTCAAGTTAGAGCCCGAGTCCGAGCCCACGCCAGCACCGGAGCCGGCCTTGCGCACCGCCGATGGATTCTCCTGCGGCGGATGCTCTTGGTTCGTGCTCAGGGCTGGTGATGCCGGCCATTGCCGAAAGCATGCCCCGGCTCATAATGGATTCCCGCCAGTGTTCGTTGACGGATGGTGCGGCGACTTCATTGATGCCAATGACGCAGAACCCACAATCCCCCAAACCCCAATCCAATGACCACCATTCACAAAATCCAAGTAGCCGGCAGCAACCGCCCCCAGCCGATCGTTACCGCCATGGGCGAGTGGACATCCGCCGCCGGTGATGTTCACACCTTCTACGACCCGATGGTCAAGATGATGGTTGAGATCGATGCCGACCACACATTGCACATGTTCTGCGAGGCGGATCAGGTTGACCAGGTGCCCGCCGCATTGGCGCAGCTGCTGGCCGGCTGCCAGCTACCGCAGGTGAGCTACCTATGCGCCATCGCCCGGATGCTCTGCGCCCGGGACATCGGCAACGAAGACCAAGAAACCAGCATTCTGGAGGAGCTGGATCGGTTGTGGGCATCCATGACGCCCAGCCAGCAGGGGGAGCTTAATCGGGTGTTCGCCAAGAATGCCCAACTGCGGCAGGGGGTGAACTGATGACCCGACAACTACAGGATCCCGATCTGCCGGCAAGGTTCCCGATGGGGATTACTGGCAGCCGCGACGAAGACGGCGCTGGCATGGCCTACGTGAGGTGCAACGACGGCTCGATCTGGCTCGACACGGGTAACACCACGGTGCCTTGGCGCCGGCTGCCGGCGATCCCGGAGCCGACGGCGGAGGAGGTGGATGCCCTGGAGCGGGCGGAACAGGAGGAGAAGGAGAAGGCTGAGAGGGCGCGGCGAGCGGCCTTTGAGAAGCGCATCGAGTCCGAACTAGCGGAAATAGAAGCCCTGCGCGCCCGGAGGGAAGCCGCGGCGAATCGTCCGCTGTTCTCCGAACGTATGGGGCTCCAGAGGGATGCCCTGCAGTGGGCGGCACGAAAGAAATTGGAGCGACTGGCACCGATCCGGCCGCATTGGTGGCTTTGGTAACGGATTACAACAGCCCCCTCGCAACAGCGTGACGAATGCTCTATGCTGCTGTTCAGCGGGGGAGGCCCCGCGGTCCTTTCCCCAGCACAAGCAATGGCCGACATGCTGATTACGCTCACCGGTCCGATCTACGGATACGTGGCTGTATGCACGATGATCGCGGCAGCTATTAAAACGCCGCCCAGCGACGCAAACGAGCGAGTCGGACTCTTCCTGCTTGGTCTGACGTGGCCCCTGTTGATCGGATCTCGACTGATCTACAGACTCATCCGCTGATCCCCGGCCCGCCGGGAGCCGATCCCGGTAACACCCATCCCCTCAATCCCCACCCCTTCCAATGATCCTTTTCCACGGCGGCTGCCACGGCTGCACCCAGCAAGACAAGCACGGCACCGATTTCTGTTATGACTGCTGCTACTTCAACGCAGACTGGAGCAAGCCAAGTCTTAATGATCAGGAGCCTAGTGAAGTTGAAATTGAGCGCCAAAGAGTGATTGAGCGGCGCCTGGCTAAATCTTGACCACTACTTGCATCCCTCCCCCCCCCACCCCTTCCAATGATCCACCATTACATCCCCTTCAGAGTCCAACCTACCCTAGCGGTGCTGTTCCTGATCCTCTGCGTCTTCAGCTGGCTGGGTCGTGACGAGACCCGCCTTGATTGCAGCTGCACCAGCTACGCCAGCGCCGCCGCTTGCCGGAGGTTCTGAGCCATGAACGGTTTTCTTGGGCTTCGCGATTGCTCTAACGGCAAAACGGTTTGGGTTCGCATAGATGCAATCAATGCGATTTATTGTCACAGTCAAGACGACTCCCCCAAATGGTCTTCTCCCAGTTACAGGGGCTCTTATATTCAGTACGCGGGAGGCGATTTGCACGTAAGGGAGACCGTGGACTGGATCACCAGCGCAATTCAGGCCGATCAACACCGCAGGGCTAAAATGCAGCGCATCAAAGAACTCAACGCAGGATAGAACCATGACCCCTTCCTCCTTCACCCGCGCCTACGTGGCGCATGATCTGGGCGGTGATCTCCACCGCCTCGCCCAACGTGCCGCCGTCGTTGCGGCTGCGCTCTATGTCGCTGGTCTGGCGGTTGGCGTGGTAATCCACTGGGCAAACGACTGGCTGTCAGGTGATCGCCGGCCGTGGCCGGTTGCAGGGGGAGCTGTAGCGGCGCCCCGGTCCGTGGCCACAGGTACAGGCAAGCCTGTGCTGATTGCTGACGGGTTCAATCATTACTTCTTGAATGCCAATTCGCTATCAGTTAATAAATTGCGCAACATTGCAAAAGCCAAAGGAATAAGCCTTATTGATAGAGGAGATCTGAAGGGCTGCATTCCGGTCAGCCAAGCCACCAAGGCCCAACTCATCGCAGCACTTCAATGCACCCCGTAATTCACCAGACGCGGCGGCAGGCGTACCTGGAATGGCTCTACCGCCAGGCGGGCCGTGATGACCCCCGCCATCCTGCCCATGGTTTGTATACCGGCCTGTTGCAGCTGCGCATAGCAGAGCTGATTGACTTCGACCAACATGTAGCCCTTGGAGACGTTTCCTGATGCCTCTCGCTGACTTCCAAATCACCAACCTTGCCCTCGCCGGCATGGTGGAACCCTTTGAGCCTGAGCTAGTCAACCCCGCGTCGCTGGATGTGCGGCTGGGGGATTCGATCCTGATTGAGTCGGTGGTAAGTGACGCGATGGTCCCCTACCCGCTGTCAAATCACAGCCCCACCCGTCCCTACCTGCTGTCGCCTGGTCAGTTCGTGCTGGCCCACACAGCGGCCCGGCTGGCGATCCCGCCGACCCTATCGGCCCAGTTCGCGCTCAAGTCCAGCCGCGCACGGGAGGGCCTACAGCACCTTCTGGCGGGCTGGATTGATCCCGGCTTCGAGGGGGTGTTGACCCTGGAGCTGAAGAACGTCCGGCAGTCGCGGCCGGTGCCGATCTGGCCGGGGCTGTTGATTGGCCAGCTGGTGTTCCACCCGATGGATGCCGACCCGCGACGCAGCTATGCGGAGACTGGGCGGTACCAAGGCGACGCCACCGTCCAGCAATCAAGGGGCTGAGCATGATCGCTTCATGGTTGCTGGCGCTGCTGTTGTCAAGCGCTGTGGGCTTGCTGCTGAGGCGGTTGCTGCCGCCGATGGTTGACGACGAGGACCCCGATGCCTGGTGACGCGCTGCCCGCGGTCGATAGCCCGATTGATAGATCAGGCCAGTGGGTGTGGATGAGCCTGACGCAGGTGGCGCGGACAGTCCACACCGACCCCAGGCGGTTGACACGGGCCATGCGGGAGGAGGGCATCACCCCGCACATCATCACGGGCACCCACTGGATTTCACGGCCCATGCTGCGGACGTTGGCCAGTCGCCGGCCTAAGGTGTTCGCAGGCTTGACCGAACCGGAGCTAATTCAACTTTTGGACAGCAAAGCCATGGCCGCCGAGCTGGCCGCGATGGGGATGCAACGCTACCGACGGTTTCGGCCGGTGGTGTGTGTCGAGACCGGCAAGCGGTACGAAAGCATCCGCGAAGCTGCCCGTAGTGTCTACCTTGATAGGACCACAATCGGCCACGCATTAAAGAATAACGGAACTGTAGCGGGTCTGCACTGGCGGTATGCCGACTGACCCGACCGATCCGTAACGAATCACAACCACCCCCCACCCCGCTAGCCAAGCCGTGACGAATGCTCTATGCTGGCAGCGGTTCCCCAATCCCCAACGACACCATGGAACAGTTCAAGGCTGAAGAAGAAGACTGGCAGCGAGTTGAGGCGGAAGCAATCATCCACCCCATCCCCAGCACGATATGCGAACTCCGCGACCGCGTGGAGAAGCTGGAGGCGGCCGGCCGCGCCGAGCAGGGAAGCAGCAGTCAAGGAATCCTTGACGACTCAACGCCCGATCCCGACCCTGACGCGCCCCAGACCCTGCACACCGTTGCACTGGGCATGATGGATACCTTGCGCCACAGGATCGGAGTAACCGGTCATATCTGCGACACCATCGAGCGGGCGATCCGTGAGCCGATGGCGGAGCAGCAGGCAGCCGCAGAGCCCGAGCCCACGCATCCCCAATACTTCTCCAGCCATCACGCGATAGCCGAATGGCTGCGCAGCAAGGGCTACCCCATCGCCGCCGAGCTGCTGGAGCAGGAGGCCAACCGATGATCATTCATCCTTCTTTCATCTACGTCCATTTCCCCAAGACCGGCGGGATGAAGATGCTTGAACTACTCCTTACCATCCCCGGCGCCGAAAGGGTCGCCAACAACCATCACGACAGCATCGAAGCCCGCATTGAACGGGACCCGAGTTTCAGGGTTGGCGATCGAACGGTGGTCGTCGGCTTCCGCCGGCTGCCCAGCTGGCTGCACAGCCGCTATTCTTTTGAGCGGCAGCGGTCGCCGCACCTGCCCCACGATCCCCAGCGGCTTGCTGAAGGCTGGTTCCTGGAGGAGGACGGGCAGGAAGGCTTCGCCGATTTCTATGCCCGGAACTGGGCCAGCGAATGGCTGGTGAACAATCACCGGGTCTTGTTCATCCGGCAAGAACATTTCGCGGCCGACTTCATGGCGGCCTTCGGTGAGCACCTACCCGAGGGTTGGCAGGGTGACCTGTCCACCCGCACCAACAAGAGCGAGCCGGATGATGAAGCGGCGGCCGTGATCCGGGAGAACGTGAGCAGGATTTACGAATCCTGTACGTATTGGACCAGCCTTGAGAAGAACCTTTATCGGAGCCCACGATGACCACTCCGCCCCTTTCCCCCGCCGCTCAGGCGGTGCTTGATGCCGTAGACAAAGTCTGCGTAACTACCTTTCTGCTTACGCGCCGCGACGTTGCCGCCGCCGCCATCCGCGCCCTGGTGGATCAGACGCTGCCCGAAGAAGTCTGCCCGACATGGGACGGATCAGGGGACGATGCCGACGTTGATGGACTGTTATCGCGCATGATCATCCGCGCCCAGCAGCTCGCCATCGCCGCCGAGCTGGCCGGCGGGGCGGGCCAGCACACCACCCAACCCACGGAGACAGCTAGTGATTCTGAGCGTTAGGCACATCGGCGAATACGCCGAGGTTTGTGTCTCTGGTAATAAAAGCACGATCACAACTTCGCTACTCGACAAAGCCGAACAGAAACTACTGGCCGATGCCTTCCGGGGCGTCGCTGACGAACTAGACACCACCCAACCCAAGGAGACCCCCGATGCCTGACCCCACCCCCACGCCGTTGCCGGCCGCGCCCGACTGGAGGGCGTTGTGCCAGGAGCTACGGGATGCCTACGCCGAGTCCCAAGCGATTCAGCACGGCCCCTGGGTTGGCTCTGATCACGGGCCATCCCCTCTTCTGGCCCGCGTCCGCGCCGCCCTGGCCACCCCGCCGGCCATGGGTGAAGATGAACGGCTGCGCCTGGTGACCGCCGGTGTCTGCTCCGGGTATATCGCCGGGCACGAAGCAACAGTTGAAGGTCACTACGGGGACCCCGATGAGGTAGCAGCAGAGATGGCGCCCATGGTGCTAGCAGAAGTGGCCTCCACCCCGCCGGCCGCCACCCGCGAGGCGGGGCCGCCGCCGCAGGCGGGGGCGGAGATCACGAGAGCTCAGGCTACGAGGCTCTGCAGCGAGGTGATGGCGGCCCATGACCGCCAGACGTTCGCAGAATTCGTGGAGCACTTCGCCCGCGCCGTGCTTGCCCGCTGGGGCGGCGCTGCGGTGCAGCTGCCGCAGGTGGGGGCGCAACCGACGAGCGATGAGATCGAATCGGGCTTCCGTGCGTGGTGGAGCGACCGGTTTGGATCCGCCTATTTCGGCGCCATCCCGCTTGTGGCGTGCATCGAATGGACTCATATCGCCCTGGCCCGCTGGGGCGGCGCTGCGGTGCCGCAGCCGGTGCCGGTGAGTGAGCGGCTGCCGGGGCCGGAGGATTGCGATTCAGAGGATCGGTGCTGGCTGTGCGGAAAGGTTGAGGGTGATTGGAGGTTGATGAGCGTCGTCAACCCCGGAGTGCCGCACCTGAAGTATTGCTTTTCCCACTGGTTGCCCCACTGGGCGCTGCCGGTGCCCGCCGCCGCCGCTGGGGAGGGCCGGGACGATGGCTGACAAGCTCTACCTGGAGTTCGGCGCCCTGTCGCCATGTATTGAGGAGCAACTAAAGAATCAGGGACTAATGATTAACCTTGAGCTAGCCCGACAAAACCTACAGCGGGACGCTGACGAGATATTCCGCCTGCGATTCCGCCGTGTCCTCACCGAAGCCGAAGCGGACCGCGCCAGATGGCGGCTGATCAAAGAGATCGGCAAGCACATCAGCCCCATTGCCGCCGCGGGGGAGGTGCAGCCATGACCCCCAAGGAGATCGCCACCGCCATGGTGGACGCCTACCTTGACCGCTACGACCGCACCGGCCCGCTGGAGTTCCCGGAGCCTGTAAGCCTCGCCGCTGCCCTGCGTGCCCTGCCGCCGGGGGCTGACCTGGTGGCCGTGATCAATGCGCTGGAGGTGATGGGATGACCACGCTGAAAACCTTCCTGATTGGCTTTAACCTGGGCGCCCTGTTCTGTCTGGTGCTGTGCGGCTGGCCCTGGCATCCCCGGTTCAGCCGCTACCAGCCCCGCCGCCGTCGATCCATGCCGGCCCGCCTCCGCCATTGCCCCACCCATGGCCAGCAGCCGGAAAACGCCTGGGGCTGCCCTGACTGCGTGCGAGAGCTGCGGGAGGAGCTGGCGCGCCAAGGCGGCCCGGCCCCCGTGCTGCCCGTCCTCCCCGCCCCTCCTCGACCGCGCCCCAGGCGCCGCCAGACATGGCGTTGACGCCTGCCGAACGCACCCGCCGCTATCGCCTCCGAAAGGCAGGTGAGCTACCGCCTGTCCCGGGCCCATGCGCGACACCAGGATGCCCACGCCACAGCCGCGGCAACCATGGGCCCCTGTGCTCCCGGTGCTGGCTTAAGCACACCCCCGAGGGCCGTGAACGGGCGGCAGAATGGGCGCAACGGCAGAACCGCCGGCAACGCGAAAGGCGCCGGCATGCTGCCGAAACCGTGTAGACTGTTGCAGTCCCGGTCAGCTCCAAACCGTAAGGCGGAGCGTCTTTGCCATCTACTGGGGATCGCAAGGGAACCGAAGCCGGGACACCCCTTTTGCGCTATGATCAATCGGCGGGGAGGTCCCGCCTTGCAAACCAGAACAGTTATGGATCAGCCCACCACTACGCTGTACGTCAAGAAGGGCCGCCGTTACGTCCCCTACGGCAATGTCTCTGATTGGCACCGTGACGGCGACCGCATGCAAGCCGGCGAGTTTCGCCTAACCCATTGCGTTGGCGATGGGTCAACCCGGTATTACTACAACGTCACCCCCGACAATGCTGCATTCCTGGCAGCGGCCGGCATTGCGCGGGTTGCGATGGAGGAAGCGATCCGGGAGGCGGCAAAATCCAAGCCAGAAACATCCATGGCATACACGCCGCAGCAACAGGGGATTATCCAACGATTCCGCGACGAAATGGCCGCCGCCGGTGGCCTGCTGCCGATCTACTGGAACAACGGCACGGCCGCTGAGATTGCCGCCGCTGGTGTTGATGCGGTGCAGGCCGCAGCTGGGGAGGGGCAGCCATGAGCACGAAGTACGTTGTTCACGACTACCGGGCAGAAATCAAAGCCTGCGAATGCACAAAAGAAACCGCTGTGTTTGTATGGTTTAGGGGATTTCACGAATACTTCGCCGACCACATTACCAAACAGAAAAAGGCGGGTAAAGTGTTCGACACATGGGAGGAAGCGCACGCCGAGCTGACCCGCCGAGCTGATGCCCATTTGAACGCTGCACGCCGCCAGCTGCAGCTAGCCCAGGGCTTCGCCGGCAACGTGCGGGGCATGAAGCCGCCACAGGGCAAAGAGGATCCGCAGCCATGACCCCCACCACCCACAACCCAATCCAATGACCTTTCCCCCAACCCCTGGCCAAGCCTGCACCTACGTTGGCCATTTGCATAGCCTCGCCATTGATGGTGGGATAGCAAAGTGGAAGCTGCGGCAGCCAACCAGGACAGGCCTTGCGGATGTGCGTCTTAAGGCCACAAGCCCTGCCGTGATCAATCAGCTCGCTCAGGCTCAAGATGGCGCATTGATTGGAGTTGTAGCCCGGCAGGAGTGCGCATCAGCTCCCGGCGAGCCATGCACTGTAAGTCGCGTTATGGTGCTCAGCCGGCCCGTGGAGGAGGCGAAGCGATGACCGCTGACATCCCGAACCGTGACGAGCAGCACGGCGGCATGGAAACCGTCGGCGCGCTCAGCCAGAACCTCAAGGGTTGCATCCGCCGCAGCAACGGCTGGAGCAAGCTGGATGCTGGCGAGCGTGAGGCGTTGGACATGATCTGTCACAAGCTCGCGCGCGTCCTCTCCGGCGCTAACCCCCACGATCCAGAGCACTGGCGCGACATTGCCGGTTATGCCGTTGCCGCCCGCCGGGCGGATCCGCCAGCGGCAAGCACCTAAGAGATCAATCCCCCAAGCCCAAAAGCCTTTCCCCCGACCCATGCCAATACCTGACACCAACAACCGCCTAACCATCGAAAAGCTGATTGAGCTAATTGACGCAGTAGAAAACCCTACGCGGCTGCTAACTTCTGACGGATTGATTCCGCTGCAGGTGCCGTTTGAGGACATGACCCCCGAGCAGCAACATGCCTGCGCAAGGCTTGAGGAACGGGTTGGCGTGAAGATGCGCGACATACGGGATTACGTTAACAGCAGGAAGCCGCATGGCGCCGCCTCTCCCGACTGGCGGGCGTTGTGTCAAGAGCTACTAGACGTGATTGGCTCCCTTGTTGGCGGGGTCAAATGTGGCCATTACGAACAGCACGATATGTGGAAGTGCCGAGAGATTTTTAACCGCGTTCACGCAATCATGGCCGCCACCAGTGAGGCGGATTCGGTGCCGAAGGCGCCACCGGCAAAATTATGAGCAAGCACTTTTCCCTAGAGTCACTCCAAGCCTTTTGCGAGATCGCCGAATCGGTGCCGGTGATGCGAATCCTGGTGGTTGATCGCGATGTATACGACCGACTGAGCGAGGAAGACATCAGGATACGAGAAGAGGCTTGGCGGTGTAAGATAGTGCGGGCCAATCCGCCGGGCTAGATGCGCAACCTTTCCGCCAGGATCCTGCAACACGCCAGCGCCCGCACGCTGCCACTAGCTGCCATCGACGCAAAGATGCGGGAGGTGGAGGAACGGCGAAAGAACCCGGTCGTAGCGGCACCGGAGCCCTACAGCAAGAGCTTTGGCGACATGATCGCCGAGGTCTACCCCAAGTTTCCATTCACAAGGCATACAACACGGCTGATTGAGATTGGCCAGCGGGTGTTTATTGGTGAGCTATCTCGGGTGCTGCTGATGATGCCGCCACGGCATTATAAGAGCACCGTCTTTAGCCGTTTCGGGCCAGCCTACTTCCTGCGCAAGTACCCGGACCGCACCTGGGGCCAAGGCGCGCACACCCAGACCCTGGCGCAAGAGTTCGGGCAGGATGCCCGCGATTATTTCGTGGCATCTGGCGGCCTATTGGACCCCAGTAGCTCCGGCAAGGGTCGGTGGTCGGTGGCCAATGCCCTCGGGGGCTTCTGGGGTGCTGGCGTGGGCCTTGGTACCGGCTTGCCCGCGCACTTCCTGAACGTAGATGACCCGATCAAGAACCGGGATGAAGCGGAGAGCGCAGCCTACCGGCGGCGGCTCTACAACTGGTGGTCGTCGGTGCTCAATACCCGGGAGGAGCCGGACTGCCTCAAGCTCATCACCCACACGCGATGGGCAACGGCAGACCTGATCGGCTGGCTGATCAAACAGGTGGAGGAGCTGGAACGCACCGGCGACGGCGACGCGGCAGAACCGTGGCACGTGATCGAAATGCCGATGATCGCAGAGCCGATCCAAACGGCGGTGCCGGCGACGCTGACGAAGGAACCGGACCACCGGCAGCCTGGGGAGGCGTTGGATCCTGAGCGGTATGATGAAGAATGGGCCCGCAAGAAGAAACTGAATACCCCGGAGCGCGACTGGGCAGCCCTATATCAGCAGCGGCCTACACCAGATGGCGGCACGATCTTTTCGGCGCCGATGTTCAGGTTCTGGGTGCCGGAAGGCGTGGCGGGCGAACCGGGTGACGTGGTGGTTCCGCGGCGATTCATCCGTAAGTTTAACTCTGTTGACTGTGCATTTAAGGATAACCCAGGCAATGATATGGTGGCGATGACATTATGGGGGCAGACGAATGCCGGGTTGTGGTTGCTGGATATGAAGAACCAGCGGATGGGCTTTAGCCTGACGCTTGAGACCATCAAGGCCCTGTATCCGGTCTGGCAGTTCGGTGAGCTGGTGATTGAGGATAAGGCCAATGGCCCGGCGGTGGTGGATAGCCTGATTCAGTCCGCGGCCGGCTTCATCGTTCATGCTGTCACCCCTGACGGCGGCAAGACCGCCCGCGCCAACGCCAGCACGCCACAGTTCACACAGGGTCGGGTGTTCTTCCCGCGGTTCCATCCGCTGACGGCCACGCTGGTAGCGCAGCTGTTGGAGTTCCCCGGCGGCACCTACGACGACCTTGTGGACGCTACGACCCAGGCGGTGAACTTCGCGATGGGAACAGGGCCGATGACTGTTTCAACTGTGCATTATGGCCACGGTTCGGGTAGTATGTTGGGGGATCTTGAGGTTATGCCTGGGATGACGGCGGATCAGATCAGGGCATTGGATGAGCTGCGGCAACAGCTGCAGGCTCACTCGGAGGATGTGTGACGGCAACGGCAACGCCGAGGGGCAGGGGGCGCCGTAGCGGGCGGGCGGCATTGGCTGCGGTGGAGGCGCCCCCGGTGGAGGCCCAGGAGGGCGCGGAAGACCTGCCGCCGGTTGAGTTGGCGGATGATGCCAGCCCCGAGGATGCGGACGCCACAGACGCCTATGGGCTGCCGAAACGCACGCCGGAGTCCGACGCACTGATCGTCAACAACCTGGACCTGGCGCGGTCATTTGCCCGTCAGATGGGCTTCAAGACCAAGTTTTCCGCGGAAGACCTACACGATGCCGCCGTGTGGGGCCTGATCAAAGCTGCCCGTACCTTCGATCCATCCCGGGGCAATAAGTTCTCAACCCATGCGGTGCCGAAGATCGTCGGCACCATTAAGCAATGGATCCGGGACTATGGCTATGCCGTGAAGTTCCCGCACAGCTGGCGGGAGTACATGCCGAAGGTGCGGAAGCTGGCGCAAAGCGGCAAGAGCGCGGCTGAGATCGTGGAGGAGGTTGGCGCAAGGGCTGGCAGCAGTAGCGCGATTCTGACGGAAGCGGACGTGCGCGAGATGCTCCACGTCAGCCGGCAATTCAAGCACTGGGATGAAGTGCTTGGGTTGGACTCTGAACCGCGGGTGCGCAATGGCCAGGTATTGGAAGATCAGGAGTTCGAGGATGCCGCAGAGCTGAATGGCCTGTATGACCTTGCGACGCGGGCATGGCACCGGATGGAGCCCGGCGATCGGGATGCCATTGTCGCCGGCTGGAATGGCAAGCGGCGGCATGTGCCGGGCCTACCGCTCGGGCAATTCGCGGTTCACGTCAAGGGTGCCATCGGTCGGCATCAGGTGCGGGGAGAGGCAGAGCTGGCGCCGCTTGGCTTTTCGGTAGAGCGCGGCATCGGCGGCAGCAAGCGGCCCCGGCGGATGGCGGCTGCCGCTGGTGTCGATGGTGAGAAGCTGGCGGAAGTGGTGGAGCAACTGGGGTTAGGTGTCTAGGGTTTAGCTCGGGAAAGCTCAGGGTAGTAGAAAGATTGCGGGGCGGCTGGTGGCGCAGGCCGGTAAAATCTCACATCCAACCGACGACCCCAGTTTGCCAAGCTTTGTGCATCCTGGCCTAGAGGAGGTTGCCGCGGACTTGGAAATGGTGCGCGATTGCTGGGATCTGTTGCGTGGCGTCAAGGCGAAGTATTTGCCGCAGGAACAGAAGGAACCGCAGCGGGCATATAAGGGCCGCGTCATGCGGTCCAAGTACCCGAGCTTCTACCGTGATGGGATCATTGGCTTTGCCGGTGCGCTAAGTCGGTGGTCGTTGCGATCGGCGCCGCCGAGCTTTGAGGAGGCGCAAGATAACATCGACGGGCAGGGCACAAGCCTAAAGGCGTTCACGCTGCAGGCGGACGCGCTGGTGCTACGTGATCAGGGCTGTCTGCTTCTGGTGGATATGCCTGCCGGCAAGGTGGACAACCGGGGGGATGAGCGGCTGATGGGCCGGCGGCCGTTGCTGACGATGGCAGAACGGTCGGCGGTGCTGAACTGGCAAACCGAGACGATCGCCGGGAGGGAAGTACCGGTTGCGGTCACGGTGCGCGAGTTCCACGAGGTGAAGGACGGCCGGTACGGCGTGAAGCTGGAGCCGTTGTATCGGGTCATGACTGGCGGCACGTGGCAGCTGTTGCGGCTTGTGGAGGGCAAAGGACGGGGCAGCTGGCGTGAGGAGGTGGTTAAAGAAGGGGAGTTCTTGGGTGCTGGCGGCGAGCCCCTAAAAGCTCCCCCGGTGATCTGGTATCCCGGGGCGATCGGGCAGGGCTTTGGCCGTGGTCTGCTGATGCTTCAGAACCTGGCGGAGCTATCGCTGGCCTGGTACCGGAAGGACTCAGACCAGGAGGAGCTGCTTCATAAGTGCGCGCTTCCGGTCGGTGTGCGAAAGGGGGTGCCAGCGGTTACCGGCCCGGATGGGCAGATGCGATCGATGCCGCTTGAGATCGGGCCCAATTCCATCGTGGATATTCCCAACGCTGACGGGGACTTTGACTGGAAGGAGATCAGCGGCAGCAGTCTTAGCCTCAGGCAGCAGAGCCTGGAGCACCTGGAAGGGCTCATGGATCGCCAGACGCTGGCATTTCTACTGAGCAACGCGACGACCGATCGCACGGCCACCGAAGCGGTGCTGGCGTCGGCTCAGTTGACCGCATCCCTGGCGGGTGTGGCGGAAGCCAAGGCTTCCGCAATGCAGAGCGTGATGGCGTTGTGGGCGGAGATGAGCGGGGAGGAGCTGCCGCCGGATGCTGGGCTGGAAATGGAGAAGGGTCTAGTCGAGAAACCGATTGATATTGATACGCTACGTGAAGTGCGGGAATGGTATAACGCTACGCTGGCGACGCGGAAGACAGCGGTAAGCCTTATGGCACGCGCTGGCCTGTTGCCGCAGGGCAGGACGGCAGACGATGAAGTCGAGACCCTGGATAGGGAGCAGAAGGCGATGGAAGAGGAGGAGGCGCCGTTGCCTGACCTGAATGATGAGAGCACCTGGGATGTGCCGGGTAGTGGAGGGGGAGCGCAGCCCTAACCCATGACCATCACGATCGGCGATCAGCAGCTGCAGCTAGCGGATGACTACGCGGCGGCATTGGATGCAATCGGCGATCGTGCGACCGATAACACGCGCCGGGCATTGCTGCGGGCGATGCGGTTGACGTTGCGGGATCTGCGGCGGTGGTATTCGGCGGCGGTGGATCCACAGCTGCCGGCGGAACGATCAGCCGATGGTGTCGTGAGGCGGCCACGGTCCTACAGCATCGCCGAGTCGAGCCGGAAGCTGACGGAGCTGCAAAGGATCGCGCAGAGCTTCCTAGCCCCGGCGGAATTGCAGGCACTGACGCGGCAATACCAGGCGGACCTAGAGCGTGCCGTCAACGCTGGCGGCGACCTGGGGCAGCAGCTGCAGGCGTTGACTGATCCGGGCACCGTAGCGGCGTCGCCGTTCGTGGGCCCCAACCGTGAGGCGATCAGGGCTGCCGCCAACACCACCAGCGCATACATCAGGGCGGAGGTGGAGAGCTTCCGTGATCGGTTGACGCAGATCGTCACCAGCGGCGTGGGCCGTGGCCAGGGGTTCCGGGCGATCGAAAAGGATGTGCGGGTGGCACTGCAGGGTGCAAGGGATCCGCAGGGGCTCACCCAGTCCATGGGCCTATTGCAGCGGGCGGAACTGATCGCCAGGAGTGAGCTGAGCAATGCCTACGTCAATGCGCAGAAGACACGGGCGGAGCAGAATGGGTATCAGTATGCACGATGGATTGCGACGAAGAAAGAAAACGTTTGTAGGTATTGCGCCAGTCGTCACGGCAACATCTACAGGCTAAGTGAATTGGTTGGAACTCAGCATCCTCGTTGCGTGTGCAGTATCGCCCCAGTATCAACCGAAGCGGTGGAAGAAAAGGATCCAGAAGTTAGGGATCAGTTGCTGCGCACGGCATATTGGGAAAAGTCAAAGGAAGAGGTCGTCAAGGCATTCGCCAAGGGAAACAGCTGGCCCTTTGACAAGGCGTCAAAGGTGCTGGAAGAACACATGCGCAAGCCGTCGCCATCGGAAAAGCGGCAGTTCCCGGGCATCAAGACGGCGGCGTTGCCGGTGGTGTGATACAAGGGGTTGCGCAAATCAACAAATCGTTAGAAGATCAGGAAGCCGTCAGCCGTCGCCTTGCGTGGTTCCTGCAGCCGTCGCCGATCAAGATGCCCCAGTGGATGCGACTGATAACGCGACTGGCGATGGCTGGAAGTTCACGTGGTACGAGCCGGACCTGACCGGGGCGGACAAACCGGATCCCCAGTCCACCACCGAGAACCTATGCCCACGGCTGCAGCTCCTGCTGTCGCTGTACGCGGGCGTGCTGACCCGATCAGAGGAGGGGGTGCGGCAGGGGCTCCGGCTGGCTGCTACCACCCTGGGGGATGAAGAAACGCAAGGGCTAGCGGAAATGCTGGTGAACCTGAGCGACCCTGTGAGTCGGTTCTGGCTGTCGCGGCTGGATGGTCCGCGGCGCCGGGCGGGGAAAGCGTTCTGGTGATGGCTGGCGTGATATTGTGGGCAAGCAGTGGGGCAGGGAAGCTTCCACATGAAAGGCTGGGCCCGTGCTGATCACGTGGCCTGCCCCCTGCGTTCTTGAAGAAACGGGCTCTCTGGGGGCCCTTTCTTGCATGCGGATCAGCCGGTGGCGCTCCCGGGAATCCGTGATATGGTTTGCGGGTCGGGCACGCAGGATCCTTCCCTGGTGGGCCCCGGTCGCTGCTCTGGCCTAGGAAACGAGCGCAGCGGCTAGGGTAGTGACTGACCGAAAGGGGCTCCTGTGCAGGGGGCCCTTTTTGATGGCCGCTCGTGTTCCCGGAAACCTCAACCTAGCCGGCCGTGCGATCGATCCATGCCCCTGCCATTGCCTGAGCTGAATGCCCTCTGGCGGAGCGTGCTGGCCACTCCACCGGCGGCGGTGGACGATCGCGAGCTGATCAGGATGCACTGCAGCTGGGGCGGCCACTACGAGGCCATGCACATCTTGACGTGCCGGATGAATGAGATCGCCGAGGGCTACCCGCCTACGGTGGCTTCCATCCAGGGGTGGCTGGATCAGATTGACGTGTTGGAGCAGGACCATACGAGCGCGGTGGAGGCGGGTACGGCGCACCTGGGGAATGCAGAGGAGTACGAGGGCCCGATCCCTGGCACGAGCCCGACGCGGGATCAGCAGCTGAGCCAGGCGGGCAAGCTCACGTGGGATACCAGCGTTCTCAAGGTCCGGTATAAGTTCGGGGTCGGCGGCAATGGCAGCGGGGTGGCGAGCACAGCGGACGGGCAGCGGCGATCGGAGATTTCGATGCTGCGATGGCGGATCCTGGATGCGTTGGCGTTGGATGCGCAGGCCACCACCAATGGCGGTTTCGGCTACTCGGGGCTGGTGAGGAGCTGAGGGCGAGCGGAAACCTCGGAGTAACTGATGCCTTGTTCCATGGCCGCCAAGAAGCCGACCGCTGCGCAAAAGAAGGTGGCGGCCGTGATGCACGAGTTCAAGATGGGCACGCTGCACACCGGCAAGCCGGGCCCGGGGAAGGGCGGGAAGGTCAAGAGCCGTAAGCAGGCGGTGGCTATCGCGTTGTCGGAAGCGGCGATGGTGGCGAAGAAGGGGAAGAAGAAGGCGCGGAAACCTTAGAGCACAGATAGGTAGCAACTCATGGCGCGAGGTGGTCGCAGGCAGTACAGCAGGGATGCCAGCGGGCGGTTTTCGTCAAGCGGTACCACGAGGGCAGCGCGACCACCGGCGCAACGGGTCAAGAGGGGAACGAATCGGCTGACGCGAAACAATGCGGGGCGGATCACTGGCACGGGTGATGGTGCGACGGCCCGGGGCGGCAGGTTGCGGACGGCGAGCGGTAAGCTGCGGGCGACGCAGACGGCGAAGATTAAGGGCCAGCGGGCAGGGACGATTGCCAAGCCGAAGGGATTGAAGCCCGGAGCGATGGAGGCAAGGGTAAAAGCGAAAGCTGGCGGTCGCGCTGGACTTACCGGAAAGGGCAGGGCTCCGGCATCCAAAACTCCGGCAGCAACGTCTGATTACTACAAATACAACAAAGCCGGACAAATTGCGACACCGCAGGAACGGTTGAGAATGCGGGGCAAGGATCGAGCCAGAGAGAAGAACACGGCACTGGCTGACGTGCAGAGGGCCGGGGCCTTGCGAGCGGAGCGCAAAGCAGCGCGTCAGATGACATCCGACAGAACCGAGCCCCTTTCTGTAACAAGGTATTCACCAAAATACTACGCAGCAGAGAATGCGATGACTCGCAGGGCCAAGAGGGCCGATGCCAATTTCAGAGAGGGGACAAGCATTGAAAGGAGCAAAAATGCGCTAACAGCAAAAGCGATAAAGATGCAGAATCAAGCGAAAGAGCGCAAGGCGCAAGGAAAGGCGATAACCAAAACCATGGAGGCTAATTTTCAATCCATTAGGCGCCAAATCGCCAAAGCCGAGAAAAGCCTTAGCGTAAGGCGCAAAGCGCTTGATGTTGTCGGGAATGCCAATAAGAGAATGGAAATCAATACTAGGAATAGATACCGCTGACCCATGCCCACCCCCTTCGCCCCGTTCGCCAGCCTGCGCCTGTTATGGCGTGACCCGACCGCCAAGCCGGTCAACCTACGCGATGGCCCGGTGCCCGCCAGTACGCGCCTTGTGGTGGTTGAGTGCTACATCGACGCCACACCATCGGGCCCTGCTGGCGCCGATGCCGGCGGTATTGACATCGGGTCGCAGAACATGGAAGGCAACATCACCCGATGGGCGGTGCTGCCTGCGGGCGCATCCTGGCTGGATGCCGGCAGCTCCTGGACCTGGACCGATACCGGCCTGCGCCCCCCGGGCCTTGTCGCCGGCATCCGCATGGAAGCATGGGAGGGGCCCCTGAGCGAGCTGCCGGTTGTCACCAATGGCCGCCGCGGGTGGTTCACCATCGGCACGCTCTCGGGCACCGGCGGGATTGATGCCATCGTGCGGGCTGCCGCTGGGGATGAGTTCACCGGCGTCTTCGCGGACGGCAGATGAGAGCCACTGTCCGCACCCGCGTAACCGTGGATGCCGCATTCTCGCGGCGTGTGCAGGCTGCCGCCAACCAGGCCGCCCGGATCACCTTTGATCAGGCGTGGGAACACATCCTCGACACGATGGGCAGCCCGGTATGGCGGTGGACCCCGGGCCGCATCACCTACCGCGGCGGCACCTACCGCAAAGACGGCTCCCGCACCAAGGGTACGGCCGTCGGCAGCCCCCGGAATATCGTCGATACGGGCCTGTTGCGCGCCTCGGGCAGCATGACCGTTACCGGCACCCTCGCCACCTTCCGGTTCTCCCTCAACTACGGCACCGCAGTCCACAACGGCGCCTACATCTACCCATGGGGTGACAAGACCCGGCAACGGGTCTACCTGCCTGCCCGGCCGTTTGTCACCGCTCCCCTTGGTCTCGTGCCATACTCAGGAGTCCCTGTTTTCCCGATCCAACAAACGTTTCGGGTAAACTTCCAGCACGCATGGCGCACCGTCAAATGATCAAACCGCTGCCCTTCATCGTCAAGCCAGCGGAACCCAAAGAGCCGTTCGCCACTGTAGGGGATGACCGCGTCGGCACCCTGCAGATCCCGCTCTACGGATGGATCACCGGCGAAGAGGCAGCGATCATCGGCGAGATCGATCCTGAAAACCGCCAGTACACAGAGAACTGTGCTGCAGCGGTGGACCTGGCTACTGCCGCCGGTATCTCACCGGTCGAAGCGCAAAATGCACTGGTGCGGATCGTCGCCAGTATGTTTGGCATCGGCCAGCCCCTTTCCGAGGAAGACCAGGACCTGAAGATCCGCCATTGGCAGATCACTACCCCGCTGATCCACCTGAACAAGCGGCTAGCGGCAGATCAGAACGTACGGCGCGTGACCGCTATGGTGCGCCGGCTGGAGGGCTGCAGCGAATGGACCGATGCCGACAGCCGCGAGCTGCCGACGACCCTGCAACGCGCCATTGCTGATGTTGCCTGGCTGGAAGAAATGGCGATGAATCCTCCCGCCGATCCGAAGGAACAGCTGGCGCAGCTGGAGGCCGACTTGGGAAAGCTGCAGCCGGAACCCTTACCGCTCCCCGACCCGACTGGGGAGAACTCTACTGGCAGTTCCGATTCTTCTACCCTGCCGACCCCGACGCCAGCCGGGAACGATTCGGGAAGCTCCCTGCCAGCTACATCATCCAGGCGATCGAGAGGGGCCACCGCAGCCGTCGCGAAGCGCTCCACGCCGCGGAGCTGAGTACCGCCCAGCTGGCATGGCTGCAGGCGGAAGCCAACCGCGACCGCAAGCAACGCAGCAAGCCCTTTGAGCTGAATGACTTCTGTTTCTTCGCCGATCGCACCGAAGCTCCCCTGCCGCCGGCTGCCGCTGGTGCCGCCCTGCTGGCATTGGTAGCGCGCGATCTGATGCCCGGCTGGGCGATCGGGCCATGGTGTGAGGCCCTGGAACAGGCCGGCGAGGGCCACAAGGCGCCAGCGCGCCTCTGCTGGGCCGCTGATGACGTTCTCATCCTCGCCCCATGGCGGGCGGATGGTGAGCACTGGTGCGGGTTCCTGATCGCCGATCGGAAGGCCATCGGCCAGCGACGCACCCTATGGTCCGAGGAAGGCGAATCAGTCGATCTACTGATCCCATCATCCCTCACCGCCCCCGGAGCGTTCTTGTTCGCCCGCGAAGGCGTAACGCTACCGATTGTCCGGTAGAACCTGCGGAAAGCTAAGCACAGTATCACCCCCACGGGACTGAATCATGGCTAGCGCCGCTTATGGGGCGACCGTCGACGTGCTCACCCACATGGTGCCCATGCTGGCGAGCGCTGTCGACTACGACCAACTGGAAACCGCCCGCACCAACCTGACCGGATTCATCAACACCGCCGACGCCCTGCAGGGCCGCGGGAAGGTGGACTGGAGCGGCGTTGGCACCCTCACCAAGCCTTTCGCGGCGTTCGTCAACAAGACTGAACTCGCAATCTCAAACGTAGCCCGTGCCGCGAACGTGGTCACCATCACCACGGCCGTCACCCATGGACTGGTGATTGGTGACGTCGTGCAGGTTGCTGCCGTCACCAATGTCAGCGTCAACGGTACTTTCGTCGTGGCGTCCATCGACGCGGTAGCTAAAACCTTCACCTACGCCAACACCGGCCCGACCATCACGAGCGGCGCTGATACCGGCACCGTAGGCAAAGGTGCCCTCAAACTGGATGGCACCGATAAGCCCATCCGCATCATGGGTCTTACCGGCATCCCAATGTCCGGCGACACCCAAACTGATCAGGCAATGACCTTGGACCCGGAGGATTCCGGTAACATGATCACCATTGCGAGTAGCAATAGCTTCTCGTATAACCTGAGCGGATTGGTTGACCGCAAGTCCTACACGTGGAAGATCCTGCTGATGTGCAGTGAGCGAAGCGTGAGCCCTGGCCTGGTGGTTAAGTTCCTGCGACAAGGTCCGGCCGGTTCCACCGAAGCACAGATCGGTTTTGGCCGGATCAACATCTCGGAGGATGGCGAAAGCGGATCGTTGCAGAAGTTCACCGGAACGCTCGGCGTGATCGGCCCCCTGCGCACCATCCCGGACAATACCGGGTTATGATCTTGGGCGAGGATTGAGATTGGGCTCAATCTTTAGTCGGGAACCAGGCGCCTCGGGAGGGGCGCCTTTTTGCTGGGAAGGAAAGCTAGGATCGGATCCTATCGGGACTCGATGATGGCAAGCCCAACGGCAAAAGCATCTAGCAAGGGCAAGAAGCCATCCAAGACCGCCGGCAAGGGAGCGGTTTCATTCAAGACTACCGCAATGGCAAAGCCCAAGCCTAAGGCCAAGCCCCGCCGCATCCTTGGCTGATGACGCTGCCCACCACCACCGAAGCTGTCTATGACCTGCTGGCGGCTGATGCCACCCTGGCGAGCATGCTCGGGACGTACCTATACTCGGATGGCACCACCCTGCCGGCGCTGTCGCGGCAGTTCATCAATCAGGCGCAGGAAGAGCCCACCACCGTCGTGCGGGGGGTGGAGATCGTCATTTTTCGCCTCACGTCCGATGATCCTCAGGTGTGCGCTACGGGTGAGGTGATCGTCAACCCGACGATGCGGATGGCGGCGACGCAATGGGAAACGGAGACCCCAGGGGGCCCGTATCACCTACAGGCGGCGGTGCGACGGATTCAGCTGTTGCTGCCCGGGTGCCGATCGGCAGATTCCACCGTGCCGGACCTGACTACGGGGCTGGAGCAGCGGGCGTTGACGTGGCAGGCGCCGTTGGTGATCGAGCCCTAGGGCGCCCCGGGGAAGGCCCCGGGGCTTGGGGATGGATCAGCGCTTGCCCTTGCGCTTCTTGGTGACCCCGCGGGACTGTTCCATGGCCTTGAGGCTCCGACGGGCCCCAGCGGCGGCGCGGTTCTCGCTGGCGGAACGATAGGCGGAGCTAGATCGCGCCTTGCCGCTCAGCTCTTTGTAGCGGGCTTTCGCCGCGCTCACCGGGGCTTTGCTCATCTTCTTGATGGGTTTGGCGGGCCCTGCGGACTTCTTCGCGGCAGCCATGCGAGCCTTGGCCGCAGCGGCGGCGCCAGCCTTCAGCCCGGATCGGGTGCCGGCAGCAGCCCCGCTGGCGCGCTTGAGGGTGGTCTGACCAGCCTTGCGGAGCCCCCCGGCGCGTTGCTGAGCCCCGGCGCCGCCAGCAAAGCCCCTGGCCTTGACCCGCCCGCCGATTGCGGTCGTACCACCGGCGCGAAGCTGCGCGGCGCGGGCGGTGTTGGTGGCCCGGGTGGCGGCTGCCTTGCTGGCCGGTGCATTGGACCGCTGATCGCCTCTCTTGCTGCCGCGCCCCCTTGATTTACCACCACCGCCGGTGGAACTAAACCGCCCGCTGGAGTCGCGGGAATACGTGCGGGCCATGGAAGAAGGTAGGCGATGATCTAACCGTAGCTTTCCGCCCGCCACGGCAAGCGGGCTAGCGCAAACGCGGAAACCTAGAAGGAACGAGGGTAGGCGCTGCCGTGTCCGATTTTGAGGTTTCAGCCAAGATCATCCTGGATGGCCTCAAGGATCTTGTGGGCCAGCTGCAAGAGGCGGGCAAGGCCGGCGGGCAGGTATTTGGTGAGTCGCTATCGGCTGAATCGCAAAAGCGACTGGATGGGATCGTCAGGGACGCGGAAGCAGCGGCGAAGCGTGTCGGGTTGGCGTTTAATAAGACGAAGCTCAGGTTTGAGGATGCCAGCGGTAAGGTTGTGCCGGATGAAGTTTTCAACCGCCTAGCGAAGTTGGACAAGGGGCTGAAGGATGCGAACAAGTCACTAGGGCAGTTTGCGAAGGAGATGGAGCAGGCGGCGACCGGTAGTATCTCGGCGTTGCGGACAAAGCTGAGCGATCTTACCAGCCAGTTGGAACGAGTAGCGATCGGGTCTAGATCGTTTCGGAAGCTAAAGCAAGAGATCGCAGGGGTTGAAAATGACCTACGGCGTGCGGGCGATGCGGGTGGCTTAGCAGCAAAGGGCATCGGCCTGATGCGTGGCGCGATGGCGCTTGTGGGCGGGTTCTCGGCGGCTCAGTTTCTGCGGAGTTCAATCGATCAGGCGATCCAGCTTGAATCAGCCACGCGGCGGCTGTCAAATACACTAGGCCCGCAAGGTGCAGGACAGGCGCTTGGCTTTTTGCGAGGCATCAGCGACCAGCTGGGCTTGTCGTTCCGTGATCTTGTAAGCAGCTACGGCCGATTCACAGCGGCAGCCACGGCGGCGAACGTGCCATTGCAGCAGCAGAATGAGCTATTTACGGCGGTGTCGCGTGCAGGACAGACGCTGGGCCTTACGAGCGATGAGGTAAATGGCGCGTTCCTGGCGTTGCAGCAGATCGCATCCAAGGGCACTGTGAGCATGGAGGAGCTGCGGCAACAACTGGGAGAACGCCTGCCGATTGCGATAGCAGCAACGGCGAAGGGTCTCGGGATTAGCACGGCGGCGATGATTAAGCTGGTTGAAACTGGCCAGCTATCGGCCAATAAGTTCTTTCCGGCATTTACCAAAGGTCTAAATACCTTAACGTCGGCATCGTCCGGCGTGCCAACCGCTGCGCAGACGCTGCAGCAGTTCAGGAATGAATGGGAAGAATTGCAGGCTTCATTGGGTCAGAGCCTGCTGCCTGCGATCACAGCCCAGATCAAACAGTTTCTTGCCGCAAAGCAGGGACTTGAGATTGGAGAGAGTGCCAGGGGCTTGGGCTTTGCGGTGAACGGACTGGGTGGTGTTGGAGTGGCTGCCGTGCAGGTTGCTACTGAGCTGGATCGAGTGCAGAAAAAGTTTAACCTCACAGCTCAGGAAGCCCGCAACATTTTCAGCCAAGCAGAGGCGGCAACGGGCAACACGAGGACCCCGCTTTTTGGCACCATCAAAGAAGACGCCCGCACCGTTGAAGGACTGCTCAACAATATCGAACCGCTTGCCAAGAAGTTCCGCGAAGGACAGCGCGACTCCAGGGGGGAGATTAACGCCAATGCCTCGGCATTGCAAACATTGCAAACCAAGCTAGACGATAGCGTCAAGGCACAACAGCAATCTAATGCTGTATATGCTCAGCGCATTGGAGTGTCCGCGCTTGAAGCTGAGGCGGAAATGATTAATCGGGTCACCGCCGGCAAGCTGACGCAGGCCGATGCCGATAAGATGATGGCCGGTGCTCGCAAGCAGGCGCTGCAGGAGGAGATCAGGGGGCAGGATGCACTGATTGAAAAGTTGAAGGCAGCCAAGGCACAGGGCGCCGAGAGCGGCAACGACAAGGCAATCATGGCCGCCCAATCAGCACGAGCCCAGAAGGTGCTGGAGCTGGCGAAGCTGGAAGCCGAGGGCTCCCGGGCGGAGGTGCAACGCCGGCAGGAGATCTTGCAGCTGGCGCAAACCCGGCTGCAGATCACACAGCAACAGGTAGAGCTGGAGAACACCGCGGGGCAGCTTGCGGTAAGCCGGTTGCGGGCGCAACAGCAGGTAGCGGATGCGTTGATGGGGCTGCAACAGGCGCAGCAGGGGCTATCCGAAAGCCTGTTTGCGGTGGAGTCGGCTCGGCAAAATGCACAGATCAGCGGGGCAGAGCAGCACCTACAACTGATGCGTGATCGCGGGGCCGCCGTGGATCAGATCAGCGAGCAGGAGGAGTACATCAAGTCATTAAAGCGTGGGGCAGAGACGATTGAGTACCGGGCGTTAGAGGCATCGATCGCGGCGGCACAACAGCGGTTTGAGCTGGAGCGGCAGGTGCTAGAGTTGAAGCAAGCGCAGCAGGTACTAGAGGCCCAGGGGGCGCAGCGTGCGGCGGCGCAGAACACTTTGCAGCAGCAGCAGCGGTTGTTAGAGCTGCAGGGGCAGATGGCGGATCCATCGCTGGGGGCCAAGCAACGGCAGGCGTTGGAGCAGCAGCTGGCGTTGCAGCGGCAGGCCATCGGGCTGGCGCAACAACAGCAACAGGCGGAAGGTGGGCGGTTGCAGACCCTGGGGCTGGTGTTCGGTTTGGAGCGCCAATCCCTCGGGATGCAACAGCAGACCGCGGCCAATGGCCTCAAGGCTCAGGCGGCCACCAAGGGATGGGAGCAGTCGTTATCAGGACCGCTGACCAAACTTGACGCATCGGCGGGGTCTGCAGCCCAGATCGCCACCGAACTCCAGTCCGTTTCCGCTGGCTTCATTTCCGCCGGTGGTCAGACCATCCAGATCCAGGGCAACCTAGACGCGGCGGCAACATCCACCGCAAGCGCCGCTGATGCCGCTGGCGCCCTGGCTGCCGGCTATGCCAACGCCAACGCCAACGCCGGGGCCCTGCTTGAAACTCTCAAGCAGATTGCCACCGTCCCTCAGGCCCGATGGGCCGGCGGCGGGGTTGAGCCTGGTACAAAGTACAAGATCAACGAACTGGGGCTGGAATCGTTCCTGAGTGATTCCGGCAACCTGTCGCTGATCAATGCCCCACGCAATGGCTACTGGACCCCCCCTACTGCGGGCACGGTGCTACCGGCAGGCATCACTGCTTCCCTCGCCGCTGGCGGGGCCTTCGGGGCCGCTGGTGCCGCGATGGGCCGCCGCGGTGGTGGTGGGCAGTCGATGGCGGTCATGGGTTCGCCGCGGGCGGCCAATATCCCGGGGCTTGGAAAACTCAATGCAGCGATCAATCGCCTCACTGGCCGCATGGATGCCCTGGTGGCCAAGGACTTTTCTGTGCGGGTGGTGTTGCCGTCTAATGCCGGCATCCTGCGCAGCGTCGGGGGGTACTAATGCTTACCATCTCCTACGGCGGCAGCTCATTCACGTTTCCGAACCTGGAACAGCATCCCTTGGCGTTTGATGGGGTGGATGTAGACCGCGGGCGGGCGCCGGAAATGCTGCAGCCCTCGGGGTTACTGCAGAAGACCCAGGCGGATGCCCTGCTCGGCATGTTCCGGGCATGGACTGCCGCCCGGTTGCTGCAGGAGGCCCCGGAGCGCACCGGAACCGTTGGAGAGGTGGTGCTGGTGACCGCCCGGGGGCCCGGCTACAGCGGTGCCCATGCCTGGACCAATCGCCAAGCCTGGATCCGTGCGATCGAGAAGCCGACGCAGGTGGGGCCGTTCACGCGGGTAGGATTGACCCTTGTGGATGCCAACCAGGCCCTTGCGGTGCTGCTGCGCGAGCTGGAGGAGGGGGAGGAGGAACAGGAGGCCCTCAACCTCGGCACCCTCACGCTTGGCGGGGCTGTGATCAACCTGACCGCCCGGCCCGAGAATATCGAGGGGCTACCGCAGCTGGAGCTATCGGCCGCAGGCGCGCACGTGATCACCGGCAACCTTGCGACCGTTGACACGAAGGAAGTCCGCGGTTGGGTCACGGCTGCCCACCTGCCGACCCTGGAGACGTGGGTGAAGACCACCGTCGCCACGAGCACCCCGGCGGCTAATAGCTGGTTCCCGAACGGCTGGGGCATCCCCACCGCACGTCTCAAGCGCAATGCCGGGGCAGTGAGCACCGTCTACGACGTGTCGCTGACCCTCACGAAGATCCGTGCCGCCGTATGAGCCTGGACCTGCGCCATTGGGTGTTCTGCAGCCTTGGGCCGGTTGACCCCCGGTCGCCGGTCACGATCCAGGAAGACCACGTACAGGGGCAGGGGCTGTGCCTCACGAAGGCTACGATCACGCTCACCGGCACCTATAGGCCCGCCGCAGGGTCGCCGATCAGCCTGGCGTATTCCGATGGCGCGAACTGGATCGCCCGGGTGCCGCGGCGGCTGCGGGTGCTATCCAGTCAGGTGGATCCGTTGCAGAACATCACCACGATCAGCGCGGGGTGTTTGCTGACGTATCACAGCAACCGCAAACCGCCGGTGGAGGTGCTCAAAGAGACGGAGGAGAATAGCAGCGTGCCAGAAATTGATCGTCGCGTGGCTGTGTTGCCAATGTCGTCGGCTTGGGTGGCGGCAAAAATCCTATCAAAACTGCAAATCCCATCCGCAAATGGATTCCCTTTTCTGATCAAGCGGGTTGTAGACGAATGGGATATGTCCGGCGGCTACGTGGAAGAACTAGGCAAGATCGCGCATAGCGAAGGGTACTTCGCCTGGGTTAACGAATCAGAGCAGGTTGAGTTCATCCGCAAGCGCGGCAACCCAATAGGTCCCGGCCCATTGCTGACGAACGGGCAGCTTCTGGAAATGACACCCGTGAACGTGGGCGACCTGCCAGGGGATGCGGTCTTTGCTAGGTACTCAAGCCTAAAGCTACGTGAACCAGACCAAGTAGATGAAAACGGGAATCCGACACCAGGCACTGAAGATGAAGAGAAGGTCAAAAAGCGCAACTGGGAAAAGGAAGTCGTCTTTGGTGCCCCCGTGCAGGCCATTCATACCTACACGGACGAAGCCGGACAGTCAATAAAGGAATACATCACATATAACGATTACAGCCTTACGGTCACGAGCTATGACGCAAAAGACCGGGTTAGCGAACGACGTGAGCTGTCAAGCACGCTGAACGGCACCCGCGAGACGCTGACAACATTTATCTATGCAGCCAACGCCGACGGCGAAGGCGATACCGCAGACGTGAGGGAAGAGCGGGTTACGGAATGGGGGCCAAGAGGCGATCTGCTTGCCACGTGTGGCGCCAATGGGCCACATGCCAAGACATTCAGGCAGGTTGGCACCATAACAACTGGATGGCGTGTCACCTATTACGATAAAGACAAGGCGTCTGGCATCACGAGAACGGCAACGCGCAATGCAACTCAATATGTCAACACGCCATTTGGCGCAGACGCAATCGCTAAGCTGAGGGATAACGGAGAGCCATTGAAAACTATTGAGGCCGCCGCTGGCCGGCTCGTGGGCTACGGCAGCCAGACCCGAATCCGCACCGAACGAGAGTTTGGGTTGCAGGTTCGGCCTAAGCAGCAGGAGCGGAATGCCACTGCGCTGGCGAAAGATCCATCCGCCAACTCACCATCGGTAGAAAGCGTTTCATCGGTCGTCTTTGCGATGGGTTCACCCGCAAGCGAAGCCGCCGTGGAGCTTTCGCCTCCTTACGTCAGCGATGACATTGTGGTAAAGACAGGTAACCCGCCAGCGTATCGGGTTATCAAGAGCTTTGCAGATCGAGAGGCGCAAGCCTTCGCCACGGGCGAGAACCGCCTTCTACTCGGCAACCGCAACGGGCAGGGGCTGCAGCTCCACCCCATGGACCTACCCGCTAAGCCCATGGACGTGCTGTATCTGCGAATCAATGGCGCCACCGGGGCCTATCGCGTCAACGGCTGCACGTGGTCAATGGCCGCCGATGGGATCCGCTGTACGACCGATGCGATGTTCTGGGCTGCAGTCGATGGCGACGCCAGCAAGGCATTCTTCCCCCTGCCGCCTGGGGTGACCACCCTGCCGGCTGCCGCCGCCGTGACCACCAACCCCAACCCACGGCCGCCGAATGCCATGGCGATCCCGGCCGGGTTTAATCCGTTGGCCCCCAACCTGTCGGCATTGTTCGCGGCGCTCCCCTCGGGACTGGCGCCGATCCCCCGGGCGACCATCACCCCCACGCGGTTTGTGGCGCCGTATAACACCATCCTGCAGGCCCGTGGAGGGGCCAGGGTTGGCGCTCGGGCGCGGCTGCAACGCTGGCTGCCAAAGACCCTCCAGGTGGCCGGTGGCGTCCGCGTGGGCGGCATGGGTCGCCGGATCCACCTGATCGGCACCGGCAGCAGCGCGACCATCACCACCAATCCGGCAACCCTCACCCAGGTGGGCGGGTTCGGCAATGCCGCCGCCCTGATCCTGCACTTCGACGGGCCCGGTTTCGTCGATAGCAGCGCCAACGCCTACCCGGTCGTTGCCAGCGGCAATGCTGCAATCAGCACCGCGCAATCCAAGTTCGGCGGGGCGGCGGCTGAGTTTGATGCCTTTGACGGCTTTGTGACCGCCACCGGTGCAGGGCTGGCAATGGGTGTCGGCAACTGGACCATGCAGGCATGGATCCGGATCAACAGCGGCGACACCAACACCGAGCACATGATTGCCCAGTTTGGCGTTGGCTACAGCTCAGCGCTTGGCGTCGTCAACTACAACAGCGAATGGAACGTCGGCTGGTTTGACGACAACTTTACCCCCGAGGCCCTGAGCAATGCCATCCCAACCGAGACATGGACCCATGTTCTGGTGAGCAAGGAAGCGCAAACCGTCAGGGTATTCGTCAATGGCGTCAAGAGCACCGATGATTATGTTATTACCGGCCCGACAAGTACTGCAAACATCACCACCACTACCGTACAGGTTGGCGGCGCTGATCAATACGCAGCCATCTTCCCCGGCTACATTGACGATGTAGTGGTAGAGCCCGGCCGGGTGGTGGATGCGAACTTCACGCCACCGACGGCGCCATATCCCAACCCCTGACGGAAAGCTAAGGGCATGACCACCGTAACCAGAACCTGCGGGTTCATCCCGTTTCATGCCTTCGTCCCGGCGGCCATGTCCCGTGGAATCCATGCCCTCGGGGTGCATGTGGTCAAGATGGCGCTAACCACTAACGTACCGCTGATCCAGTCCCATACGGTGCTGTCAGACGTTACGCAGGTGGCGAATGGGAACGGCTACACGCTTGGGGGGGTGAACGTCAGCGTCACGGAACCTGCAACATGGCAAGGCGGAACGTACCGGTTCAATCCGTCATTCATCCCGACGCTATCGGCAAGCGGTAGCGGGTTTGCCTTCAAGTCGCTGGTGTTTTACAACAGTACCGCCATTGGTAAGAACGTGATCGGCTGCCTATTCAGCTCCAGTGCTGGGCAGGTATCCATCACGAATGTAGCGCAAACCAGCGTTACCGCTACGCTCACCAAGGCCGCCCACGGGATGGCGAATGGCAGCGTGGTGGTGATTGATCAGCTGCCGTTCTGGTGGATGAATGGCACCTTCACTATCGCCAACGTCACCACGAACACATTTGATATTACAGTAGCGTATTCTACCACCGTCACCAGCCAAGCGGTAACGACCGGAAAGCTCATCATGCCAGAGACCGTAACTGTTGGCCCGGGAGGGGTCTATAACGTGGCCTTTGATCCGGCAAATGGCGCCTTTACGTCAACCATGAAGGGGGTGATCCTGTGACATTGGCAATGCAGTGGAGTAACGCGGAGCTGCTTCGCGTTCATGCCGTCGCCTATCAGGGCCGTAAGGCGCGGCTATGCCTGGCGATCAATTCTGCCTCGCTCACCAAAGACTCGACCACCGCACAATGGGACGCGGTGGAGATCAGCAGCCAAGCCAGCAACGGTTACGCCCGGGTGGAATGGACGCTACCTGCAGGGGCCTACAGCTCCACCCAAGGCATGGTGGTGGGCACCGGCAATCTCTCAACCTTCCAGGCCAGCTCCGGCGGGCTGGGGCTGCAGTTTGATACGGCTTACCTTGTGCTCGGCACCGTCAGCGGCGGGACCACCACATGGGACACCATCGTGGCGGGCATCCTGCCGATGCTGCCAGAGGATCAAACCCTATCGCCTGGCCAACCGCTGAGCATTGAAGTTTTTACGATGGTGGATGACATCACGACCGTGGCATGACGCGGATTGACATCCAGACGCCTTCGGAAGTTGGTGAGACCGCCCGGGTGTTGCAGCTGGCAAACCAACGGCGGCTAGCGGATCGACAGGCGGAAGGATGGGCAGAGCGCGAGGCGGAACGGCTGGCGGAACGTGCCCGGTCTTTCGTCGGCAACCCAGCCAGCAGGGCAGCAAGAGACGATCCATGGCGCGGGGCAGTGCCGGAGTTTGACCCACCGTCGGAGGTGCGGGCGAGGATCCCTGGCAAGCAATTCAAAGTCGCAGGGGCCTATTTCCAGTGGCGCCGCGACGGTGTTGCGCCAGTATCAACCGGTAGGCTATTGATATGGACAGCGAGCAAAGAGCAGTCGGTAGTGATAAACCTGCCATACGCTCCGCGATGGTACGAGGCATTGCCGGCCGGCGGCGATCGGGTTGTGCTGTTGTTTTATGGGTATTCAGCATCGGCTGAATATGGAGACGAAAACAACGGTAGCTATAGCAAGGTAGCAGGAGCGCCAAATGCTATCGCTCAATTTCAAGAGCAACCGCCATTGCCAGGCCCGCCGCCTGTTTACCCAACAAAATATGAACTGAGACCATTTCCCGACACCTACACAGAGACCACCATTTCAGAAGGAAGGCAAACGGTTACCAGCACCAGCTTTTCCGATTTTCGGTATGCGGTGGTGGTGTCCAGCCAGTCAATACGGGTTGCGCCATCGTGGCCGGGGGCACTGGACAGCATCATCAAGCAAAAATATACGATCGCAACCGGCATCACGGTGGTCAATACGAACCCGGTCATACGGACGACGCAGATTGTAGAGCTTGCGAATTGGGACGTTTACTACAACGACTATATTGTGCCTTACGGCGAGGTCTACACCAGCACAACCGCGGTGCCAACTGGCGCATACAATCAGGATTATAGGGTAGACCTTACGCCAAACGCCTACCAAGTGCCAACCCTGTTGCAATTCAGCACGCCAGGCGGCCCCGATATTATTGGCATTTACGTTTGGCATCCGCTAATGCGGTCCTACGGCTATGGATACCTTGTGAACCGCGACGCAGCTGGGCAGACCCCGGGATGGGGGCGGACTCCAGCGGTCTTCTCTTTTCTGAAGAACTATACTGGCGAGTTTCACAAGGAAGACGGCGATACCAGCATGTTGACTAAAGCCAACAGTTATCAGCATGCCCGCGACAACTACATACCGCAAGATGCCCCGCCGTACTTCCTCACAACTAATGTAGCGATACCAGAGGCAATCGTGGACACGACAAAAACGTATTACTACTTTCGGGCGCCGGCCTACGACATACCACTTGACTACAGCAACCCTTTAACCTTCAGGACAGAAGATAATACCATTGTGCCGATTGCCCTTCGACCCAACCGCGGCGAATATACGAGGGAGGTTTTTCAGTCTTCTTTGCCTGAAACGCAAAAACACATTGAATCCGGCGGGTTGTGGTTTGTCAGTGAGTACGAGATTCCTGTTGCCGCATGGGACTGGAATCGTCCGCTAGCCTGTTGGCTTGAATTGCTCCGGCTTGGCTTCACCGCCGCTGATCTGATGCTGTCCGATGATGAGGTCAAGGCTCTCACCGAGGCGGACCCGACGACAACCGCCTTTAAGTTCTGATCCCCTGCACCCATGAACAACACCGACCAGCCCGTAACGATCCCCGCCGCGTCGGCTTCCCTGACGGAGGTGGCAGCCTTGATGGCCCTGACGAACCGCCGCCGGCTGCAGCAAGCGGAGGACCGTCGCCGCATGATTGATAACGTAGTGCGACGTGTAGCGAAAGGCTGACAGGCGAACGGGAAAACTACGGGAGCAACTTGCACCGGTGGCGCGATGCCCCGGCAACGCATGAAGATCAAAAACCAAGCCCGCTTCCTGGCGGAGCTGTTCCCGCATGTTGACCCTGCACCCGAGGGACAGGAGGAAGGCGGCGGGCAGGAGGCCGCAAAAGGCAAGACCGATCCCATCGAGGATGAAGACCTTGGACCGGCGGGCCGTGATGCCCTGCGGAAGGAGCGCGAGCGTGTGCGGGCCCTGGAGCGCCAGCTGGGCGAGCTGAAAGGCATGGGCCCCGAGATTGCAGCGCAGGTGGAGGAAGCTCGGAGGCGCCAGCAGGAGGCCGATGAGCGCGCCAGGCGGGCAGAGGAGGACGTAACACGAAAGGTTGAGGACACCCGTACCAGGCTGGAGCAGAAACACCAGCGGGAGCGTGACGCCTTGCAAAAGGAACGCGACGAAGCCCGGCTAGCAGCGGAGCAACTGCAGATCAAGACCGCGTTTAATCAGGCCTTCCAGGCCGCCGAGGGCCGCCCGGGTGGCCACGGCAAGCTCACCCACGGGGAAGCCGTCTTCAATCAGCTTTCCGCCAACCTGCGCCTCAGCAATGGCAAGGTGGTGGTCGTTGACGACGATGGCGATCCGGTGCTGGCAGCCGACAAGAGCGGTCCCATCGCCCTGCATGACTGGCTCGAACTGCAGGCCGACAGCTCCGATGTGATCGGCGCGCACTTCCTGCCCAAGGGTGGGGTGGGCTCCGGTGGTTTCGTCGGAACCCGTGGATTCCGCGCCAGCCAGGGACGCGATCCGAAGGAGGTGGCGAAGATGACGCCAACGCAGTTACTGAATCAAGCGTACCCGGATTGATTCGGTAACTCATCCCGCCGAAAGGACCGGGAAAGCTTAGGGCGGACCTGCAAGGCGCGATGCCTGCCGGGTCCGCCCTTTCGTTTGGCGCGATGCCTGCCGGGGGCAAATCCACCACACGATGCACCATCCATGGCGCATGTAGTGGGTCTTTCTCCATTCCTCCTTCATTCATCTTCGCCAAGTGGCAACCCTCACCCTTTGGGAGCAATTCGCTCTCCGCGCCGATCAGGGCGCATCTGAAAACGAGCTGGCCGTGCGGGCTGGCATCAACCTGTCCCCTCTCAACGCCCGCATCCCGTTTACCGGGGTGGAAGGCGGCGCCTACGCCTACGCGCTGGAGCGTGAGCTTCCGAGCATGTCCCCTCGTGCTATCAACGAAGCAAACGACGACGGCCTTGGCAAGCTCACGCAGGAATCCGAGGTACTGAAGATCTACGGCAAGGACGTGAAAACGGACCGTGCATTGATCGACCAGCTCGGGATTCGTGCTCACCGGCGGCAGCTGGACATGAACATCCGGGCGCTTCGCCTTCGCTTGGAGCGCGACCTGATTAAAGGGTCCGCAACCGAAAATGGCGGCCGGAACATGCGCGGCTTGGAAAGCCTGATTACCGCCGGCTCCAGCCAGTACATCAGCAACCACGCCACCGCTGGCCCCCTGTCCCGCGGCAAGCTGGATGAGCTGATCGATGCTGTGGACATGCCTCCCAGCGAAAAGATCCTGATCTGCGGCAAAGCCATGGGTCGGCTTCTTGGTTCTGCCGCGAGCAATCCCGCCTTCGCCGGGAATGTTGATTTCCGACTCAATGAGTTCGGAAGGCAGGCTCAATACTACAACGACGTGGAGATCATCCGTACGGATGTTGACGAAAACAACGAGGCAATCCAAGGATTTACCGAGGCCAGTAGCACTACCAGTATTTACTGTGTAGCCCTTGGCGAAGGGTTGGTCACTGGCATCCAAGGATTTGTCAATGTCCCCAACGGTGGGCGACAAGAGGGGCTGGCCGTCTACGACGTAGGCGAAATGCACCAAACCCCGCACTACCTCACCCGCATCGCCTGGTACATCAACCTGGTAATGGAGAACAAGCGTGCTGCGGCTCGTTTGGACAAGATCACCGCAGCGGCCCCGATTGCCTGATAGTCAGGCTATTTCGTTCCATTCATCCCCTGATTTATCATGCCTCAAGCAACTGGCCTGGCCCCTGTACGGGGCTACATGGTGGACCGTGACGCTGTTCTGTTTGGCCCCGTCCGTGTTGGCGACGGCCAAGTCGCCGGCACCCGTGATGGTTCCGCCCGCATCCTGTCCGATAGCCTCAACCTCGCCGATACCTTTAAGGTGGTGGCCAATGGCGGCGCTTCCAATGCCGCCGGTGGTTACTTCATCGAGGTGGCGCACGTGGCCCGAGGTGCCGCCATCGGTACCGCCAACCCTGCTGCCTATGTGCGGATTGGGAGCATCAGCTTCAACGGGACCACCCCGATGGAGTTCGCGATCAGTGGCGCCACCATTGACGCTCAGGTACGAGCTGCAGCATCCCCGGCGATCGTCGGAGACGTGCGGATCGTGGCCCTGCGACTCGTGGCGGGCACTGGCGTCGGCGCCAACGGCCTTGCCGCTCCGGTGAACACCAGCGCAGCCAGCATCCACTATCAGCCGTTCTGAACCCCGATAGGGCGCAGGGAGGCGGCCGGCATTGCTGGCCCCTCCCTCGGCCCGTCGGGTATCCCCTGACCCGTCGCCATTCTTCCTGCTGTCTTCGATTATGTCTGAACTGCAAGTCTTCAGCTTTGGCCTCGGCACTAGCCCAGATTACAAGCTGGTGGGACATTCGCACGAAGGGGAGACGCAGCCGATGCCGGTTGTTATCACCCCGCCCGATGGCGCGAAGGATGGGACTGCCCCTGCACCAGCCGTAGCACCAGCGACAAGCGACAGCCAAACCAAACCGACGGCGCAAGCACCCAAGCCGCGGGAAAGCTCTACTCAAAGGTAAGTTACGATGAGACTCGCGCTAGATCCCGCAAATGCTGCGTTTGACGCAGCGGCGGGGACAATCACTTTTAGCACGGTCATCCCGGCAAGCCTGAGCCATGTGCTGCGGGTGGTGAATATGACCCGTGAGGTGGTGTACTTCAACCCCACGGCAGAGGATGGAATCGGATATGTAGGCACTGCTACTTATGCGTCGCCAGTGCTGACGTTGGCTGGGGTTGATACCAGAACGCATCAAAACACTGATCTGCTGTTCATTGAATACGACGACGGCAGCAGTGGAGGTGGCGGCGGCGGTGGCGGCGGCGGGACTGGGGATGCGACGGCAGCTAACCAGGTACTGCAGACCACGCAGCTCACCGCAATCAACACCGATCTAGGCGCCCCGGCTGACGCGGCGGCAACAACTGACGCAGGTACATTTGGAGTGATCCCGCTGATTAAGCGTGGATTGACGAACTGGACATCACTCTTGGCCAGGATTCCGACGCTGCAGAGCGGAGCAGTGCCTGTTACCGGGATTGCTGCGGATGGGTTTGGTAATGGCACAAGAGAATATAACTTTGCCCAGGCTACGCGCACGGCAGTAACGGCAACTTCTTCCGCAGCGATTCCTATTGGCACACTGGGAACCTCCAGGGAGCTAATGCTGATCACATCGTCACGGTGCTTTGTAAAGTTCGGAACATCCGCTGTGACGGCAGCAGTGGCAACTGATTTAGATGTTCTTGCTGTCCCTGCTGATGCGATGTTTCACCTGCGCATCCCTGCGACCGCGACTCACTTTACGGTGATTCGCGACACTGCGGATGGCTTTATCCGCGCTATCCCGGTGGTCTGATGTTTGGCATCGGAGCCCTGGGGATGATCGGCCAGCCGGTGCGTCGCAGCACTGGGAGCCTGCTGCTGTATCCCGCCTACGTGCAGGACTACCTGGACCGGGTGACCGCGGCTGACGTTGCGGCCGGCAACACACAAGGACTGGAGCGTGGCGTCACGGATGCCTTCAATCAGGTGCTGCAGTCTCTTGTTGCCGACACCAGCCTTGGAGTAAGCGGCAACGTGATTGCGCAGGCGCCAAGCACAATCAAGGCGATGCCGTTTATGTGCGGAGCCCGTACGATAAGCGGGTGCTTGGTGCCCGTAGTAGGGCCTGCGCCGATGAATTTCAATTTTACAGGAGCAAGATATGACAGAAAGCTTGGTTTGCTTGGCGATGGAGCTACGACGTATTTAAGCACAAATAGAAATAGCTCCGCTGATCCCCAAAATAATTGCCATTTGTCGGCATGGAGAACTAACACCATTTCTAGTACCAACCCATATCTAATTGGCGCCGCGGCTACAAGTCCTTCGGTTGTAAATGCTATTGGAGAAAGGGGAGTTTATTGTAATACAGCCACAAGCGCCAATTTTATTGATACCGGCGTAGGTTTTTATGGAATATCCAGGAACTCTAGCGCAAACTATTCAGTGTTTCGGCCGGGAGCTGGAACAACCTCAGTAGCCGTTGCATCGACAGGCGTTGTTAACTTTCCTGTCTTTGTCTTTAACCTTAGCAACAACGGAAACCCTGGAACGCAGTGGTCGCCTGCGCGAATATCGATGTATAGCCAAGGGGAAAACATAGACATGCCTGTTTTTCGGTCTCGCATCGCTACCTTAATGAGCACCCTCGCCGCCCTCTCGCTATGACAACACTCGCTGACATCCTCGCCGCTGGTGGCGGCCATCTCCCCGCCGGCTGGGACGCTTCCGCCCATGCTCTGCTCATTCCTGATGCCGTCTACCAAGCCGTGATGGCAGAGCAAGCGCAGAACACGCCCGCCGGCTGGCAGCACCGGGTCGAGCCGGTCGTCTTGGATGGCGCCATCCATCACGGCATTGGCGCCGATGTGCTCACCGAGGCCGAGGGGCTTGGGATTTTCGCGCACATCTTCAGTGGCCTGGATCGCACCTTGGCCGCCTCCGTGCTGGTGGTGCCATGGCCTGAGTTTGAAGCGCTGCTCCCACCGCCACCGCCGGAGGCGATACCATGACCCGCGCCTGGCGTGACATTGCCATCGGCGTGCTGGGCATCATCGCCGCCGGATTCCTGCTGCGCATCGTGGCGGAGCCTTTCCGGGTGGATGCCAACAGCTACCGAGTGGAGCGGCTGGAAGAGATCTCCGATCAGCATGAGCGGCGGCTAGCACGCCTGGAGGTTCGGCACGAGCCGGCCATCGGGCACGCCCCCGCCATTCCCACCCCGAGGGCTTGACCATTGGCCAGCGGCACGGAAACCTACCGATAGGTAGGCGGCAATGCGGTGGCGTGGGTCAATGATCGGGCGTGGGAGCTGGAACAGGGGATTGACAATCCCCTTTCGTTCCGGCTTTGGGAGGATGCCGCCAAGACCCAACCATGGCAGTTCACCGGCTACGACGTGAATGCAACGATCAGCGATACGAGCGGTCGGACCGTTTACCCGCTCACCGTCGAGGCGGATCCCGCAATGGGCACGGTGCGGCTGATCGCATTGGAGGCCACCGTAGCCAAGCTGCGGCCCGGCAAGGTCTATAGGTATGACTGCCTAATGATCGCCCCCGGTGCCGCCATCGCTGACGATTCGTTCCTCGCCACAGGCCCCGCCGGTGTCGCCATTCGTTCCACTCGGAGGGATCCGTGACCTGCCCTGCTGTTATTGAAGTCATCACGCCAGGGCCTCCCGGCCCTACTGGCGGGGGCATCACGCTGACGGGCCCTGCGGTGTTGGGGCGTGCAGAAGCCACCTCAGGGGCTCCGGTTGCCATCCCTTTGGGCAGCGGCCTGACGATCACTGGCGGCGTGCTAACGGCCGAGGGAACCAATCTATCGTATGACCCAGCCACTCGACTGCTCAGCAGCTCCACCGGCGGTGATGTGACCCTGCCGTTGGCGTCAGCTGTAGCGGCGGGCCTAGTGCCACCCGGGTGGGTCTCAGGTGCTGAAGCGGCGATCCTGCCGCATATCCATGGGAACCTCGCCGGCATCGTCTACGAACACGTCAGGCCAATTGGGGTGGCGATCGGTGCCCTCGTGCCGTATCACATCGTCGGAAATCAAGGTGACACGGATCGGGTGCAGATCATCGCCGCTGACGCAGGTGATCCGCAGACCATGCCAGCATCAGGCATCCTGCCGATAGGGTTGGCAAATAATGCCGATGGTCATGGTGCCGTTGTTGGCCCCATCACGGGCGTAGACACGTCAGCCTATGCGCCGGGCACAACGCTTTATGTGGCGGTTGGCGGGGGACTGACGGCAACCATGCCAGCCGGCAATGTGCAGATGGTGGCGGTTGTAGGCCGATCGCACGTCAGCACCGGTTCCGTGGTGCCGTTGATCGGCCCGGTGCTGGCGCCGGTTGGGTACACGGGAGCCTATGCGGACCTGAGCGGTAAGCCGGCAATCCCATCCAGCCCGGGTGATATTGGCGCTGCTACGGCTGCCCAGGGCGCAAAGGCGGATACCGCAGTGCAGCCCGCCGCGTTGTCAGCCTACACACTCAAGACAGACTCAAGGCTGAGCGATGCCCGGGAGTGGACCGCGTCGGTTGTCACACAGCCCGACGCAGAGGCTGGCGTCAGCACGGTTCCGGTCAAATGGACGCCGGAACGATGGCGGCAGGCGGCGGCAGCGTGGTGGCTGACGGTTTCCACGGCGGCGGGTCGAGCCCTGGCCACAGCAGCCGATGTTGCTGCACAGCGAGCCCTGCTAGGCATCCCGCCAGCGGTCGGAACACCTACGGGGGTGATGATCACAGCGGCGAACATCCCCACGCTTACAGGCATAACAGCCACATCAAACCGGATCCATTACATGAAAATCCGCGTTGATTCCACGTCAACGCCTAGCCAGATTCTTTGCCGCACAAATACAACCTATGTAGGTACGTCGGTTGTGCAGCTTGGGATCTATGCTAATGTGAACAATAGGGCCGGAAACAGGCTTTACACAAGCGGTAATATTACGATCGATGTGCCTGTTGCGACAGCAAGTGCAAACTACGCTGCTAGCGTTACGGGTGTTACATTAACGCCTGGCTGGTATTGGCTGGCGTTTTGCGTTGCCAGTGTCGGCACAACGCCATCATTCCTCGGCGGCGGCAACAATACCAACGGCGTTGGCTTCCCGTATTTTGCTGAGTTCACGACTGCGGGCGCGTCAATGTCCAGCCTACTTGAAGTTGCTGCTACCCTACCTGCGGTTGCCAATGGCCTGCCCAATGGTACCGGCTTTCCCGCTGCGTTCCTCCTATTCTGATCATGGGACTCACCTACGTCAAAGAACCAGATGGCACGATCAATGTGATTGATGATGGGTTGCCAGTGCCTGCACAGACCGATTGGCCGCAGTTTGTGGCATGGCTGCATCAGTTCCCGCCGATGGCGGCAGGAATGGCAACGGCACGGGCAAGCGCTGCGCATCAGGGTGAGCCGGCTACCACTGGGTTGCCTACGGCGATGGATGAAGCGCGATTGCGGGAAAATTATCCTGTTTTTGCGCTGATCTGGGGACAGTTCCTGCTTGCGTCTCAGATGGCGCCAGCTGATCTAGCGGCGATCGTGGCGAAGGCTACCGCATGCAGCCTGCCGGCTGAGTTCATCACAGCGCTACAGCCGAGCGCAACACCATGAGCGAAGATCCTACGCTACCAACCGCCAAAGGAGGCTTGGAATATCAGGTGGGGGTGCTCGCCGGCCAGGTGTCGAGCATCCTCACCAGCATCAACCTATGGCAGCAGGGCAATCAGGCCCGGGATCAGAGGGTGGAGACGCTGGAACGGCGATTGAACACCATTGAAGGCAGCCTGGCGACAAAGGATGATCTACAGGCTCTGTCGGCTGAGGTAGGACGCTTGACTTCTGCCGTAGCCGAAAGCCGCGGCAAGGATCGAGCACTGGGAGGGGTTAGCACGCAAGCAGCCGCATGGGTTGCAGCAATCGTTGCCATCTTGGCCCTTGTAAACTCTGGCCGTAATACAAGGGAGATGGTACAACTAGAGCGGC